CTATTCTTTGTCTCGCGATTTTACAAAGCGCATAAGGCGGTCAGCCAGAATGTCGGTAATCCACATTGCTATGACGCCGACGATGAAGGCGGCCGCATTGTTCGTTGCCTCGGGCGCGCCGTCGGTTGGCATGGGCCAATTCATCATGCGGGCGTAGTGGATGATTGGCTCGGTCAGATAAGCGGCAGCAAGCGCGCCGCAAATCGGGGAGAAGACAACCTCGCGGATTTTGAACTGCTTTCGGGATAGTGCCCGAAGAAAGCCGCCAGCGGTGCCCGCAACGATGAAGTTCGGATTGAGGCCGAGGCTCGCAAGGAATTCATGAAGCGACATTGCACCATTCTTTCCGGGCGGCATTGTTGCCCTTAATCTCGATCCTCGTTTGTGCCGTGTCGTTCTTACTCGACGTGATCGGCAACCAGACTGCGCAAACTGCGTTCGTGTCCACATTCTGCTTAATCCCTTGTCCACTCGTCATCGAGCATCCCGCCGCGAGCATCACGCTCGGCAGAAGCGCGAGCATCGGCGGCACGGCCGATCCTTTCGATTTCCTTTTCATAGCTATCCGCCTTGCCCCTTATGTCTTCGGCGGACTGCACTTTTTTGCCCGCGGAAAACGCTTTGTATAAAAGGGCGGCTATTGCAGCCGCCCCCGTTAGAATGCCGAGAAGGATCGCAGTCATGCGCGCTACGCCTTCGGAATGAGTTTAGGACTGATAAGGTCGGTAATCTTATCGTCCGTCAGCTTGAAGAAGCCGACAGCATCGGGAACCGATTGCCGAACGTACTTTGTCGCGGCCAAGAGCGCCGGATTACTTCGGTCGACGGGTTTACCAACCAGCTTGCTTTCAAGGTGCCCTATTGCCAGCCGTGCAGCGTTTTCGAGTGCCGATTGAAGCGCCTCGCGGTGCTTCGCCTCGATTGCGATGCCGGTCCAATCGGTAAACCGCTTGATCGCGTAGCCCACGCCGACGGCGATAGCAGCCGACACGAGGTTAAAGAGAAGCGGGTTCACGCTTTCGAAAAAGCCCGGCGGCGAAGAAGCCGCCTCGGCCGTCGCAACGGCCGGGAGCGCGAGAGCAAGAGCCGCAACCGCGCACACTGCCACACCGATCATAGAGAAAAATCTCATTCCGAATTCTCCTTCGGTTAGAGGATTGCTTTGACGGCGGCGCGGAATGCGTCGCCGACCTTGGCGGCCGTGTTGAGCGAAGGCTCAAACGGCAAGATCGCAATGTCCCATTTCCCCCGCTGCTGAATGCCAAGCGTGCGCTGCACTTCGGCATGCGAGAGCACGGTCGACGGGGTAACCGGGATCGAATAGCGGCGACAAAGGTCGGCCACGGCTTTAATCGCCGCCTCCCATTGCTGCCGGGTGATTGGATATTTGCCAGCGTTGAACGGCTTCTCGACCGCACCGGCCATGCCGCAGAGCGACAGGCCAATCGAGCCGCTATTGCAATTCAGTGTGTGAGCGGCATAGCCGGACGAAACCGGCGCTTGGTTTGCAGCGATCGACGGGTCGCCCTTCACCGGATTGCCGTCGCCTTCGATAAGCACATGATAATGAGCCTTATCGACCGCGCTCGCCTTGTTTGCCCCGGCGGTCCAATGGACGATGACACGTTGCATCTGCGCCCAAGGGAGCCATTCTTCCGGCAAAAAGCGAACCGCAGGGCTTGGCGCTGCGGCTCCCTTGCCCGCGAGGGCTGTAAGTGCCGCATCGATTGCGGTTAGCGTCTTTGGGCCGATCAAGCCGTCAGCCGCGCCCGGATTGTAGCCGAGCGAAGCCAACCGCCGCTGAATAGTCAGCACGGTAGTCATTCAATTTCCTTTCGGTGAGGATGCCGCCGAAGCGGCGGCGCTTAAGCGATATTGCTGTCGGGATTGCCTGACAGGGACGGCGTGCCTGCCTGCCCGCTATTCGATGTTGAAGACGACGGCGGTGCGGCCCGACCGCCGGAGCGGCTTTTATTGGAGGACTTGCGCTTGTCCTTCCCCGCGTCGCCTTGCGGTTGTTTGACGTCGAGGCGGGTCACCCAACCCGTCGAGCGCGAAAAGTCATGATTGACGGTGTCAATGCGATACGTTCCGTCAATTCCGGGACGCGAACCGCTTAGATTGACCGCCCCCTCGGGCTGCGCATCGGCATTGCCGTCGATCGTGATCGAGCCTTCGCCCTTGGCGCGCTCGCTGTCCGCCTTCCGGCTTTCTGACAGGCGCTTGGCCTCGGCAGCATCCCCGGCCGGGTAACGACTGGTAAATTCGGCCTTGGCCTTCTCGTCCTCAATCTCGACTTCTTCCGTTTTCCAAGTGCCGGATTTGGCGTCGTACCAACGGGTTTTAGTTTTTGAGTATCGAGGGCGGCCGGTGACGGGCGCGATATCCCAAGCGATAAGATTGTCGCCGTAGGCCGCATTGATGACAGCGAGCGGTTTCCCGCTGGCCGACTTGCCGCCGTTGCGTTTGGCAAGGATCGCAACGTCATTCGAGATTTTGAATGTCCCGCCGACTTCACGCGCGAGACGTTCGCCAAAATGAATGAAGCTTTCCGATTGCATCGCCCAATAGGGCCGCACGATCGAGGCGAGTTCTTCGTCGACGCGAACGCTTTCAATCCCTCCGAGCTTTGCCGCCTCGCCGAAAACGTCGCCGAGCTTCTTTTCGTCCCAATGCTTTTCTTGCTGTTGCTTTGCCTTCCCCTGCGCGTCGAAGCCTTTTCCGCTGATCGACAGAACTCGGCCCTCGCTCCGCGAGCCTTTAGAACGGACTTCATCAACGACGCCACGAAAGGCAACGCCTGCGCCTTTCCCGACCGTGCCAAGCGAAACAGAGATAGAAACGCCTTCGCTCGGGAGGAGGATTTTCCCGTCCGCGTCGTCAAGGTCGATGCGAACCGTGTCACTCGATGCACCCGCTTTATCCGAAATATTCAGATTAAGGAGCCGGGGCATTAGGGCGCTGGAAATGTCGCGCCCGTCGACGATGACAACGCACTCTGTTTTTTTGCTCGTTGTCATTCGATCAATCCCAAAGATGAACGGTGTCTCGTTCCTTCGTCTGCAATTCAGGCGCATCGATCGGGAACAGAATTTCGGTTCCGACCGGCAAGAAGGGGCCGAGGTCGGCAATGCCAGGGTTCAAGTCGAGAACGCGCTCAACAAAGCCGGTGGGCTGCCTTTTGAAGCGTCGCCAAACAAGAAGGGGAAGCGTGATAGCTTCCCCTTTGACGACGATCATTTCCGCGTTGCCTTGGTAACTCATTCCAGCATCCCTATTACCGATGCGAAATAGTCTGCATCTTGCGGAGCATCGCCCCGCAGCAAACTAATTTCGACGTTGATTTGCTGCCCGACACCCTTCGCCGAAAGGTAGGAACCTTGTTCCTTAACGCCCGTCACGCCAAACCAGCCGAGCGGTTTCCCGTCGCCTCGCATGAGGTATTGAGGAATGCCGCTTTTTCGAATGGCGTGAAGCTGGTCGAGCTTTTCAAGTCCGCCGAGCTTTTCGGGGAACAGTACGGCCGAGAACGAAAAGCTTTCCGTAGCTTCACCGACAAATTCGAGCGGCGGTCGTCGGCCCATGACCGGCTTTTCGACGTAGTCGCCGCCGTTCTCGCTATCGGTGCCGATGGGGTTGAGCGGCCAAATCTCGAAAGACAATGCGCCGAGAAGGAAAAGCATTATTCAACTCCTATATCAGCGTGAAGCCCCGAGATTGACGACGTATCAAGGCGCGGTGAAATCACCGGGCTTAGGGTCGTCGCCATCTTCTGCTTGATGCGCGCCATGAACGCGTCAATTTGCTGTTCGGCGGCCGATAGTTCGGTCGAGAGAGCGGAATTATATCCGTCCATCGTTTGCTTGGCGGCCGCCGCAGCCTCGGCAGGCTGCGCCTGCGGTATTGCCGCATTGATTTGCTGGTCGAGCATCGAACGCTCGGTCTGCAAATTATCCCGCTCTATATTCGGCATGTCCCGCATGGCCGGGTGGGTGTTTTTCTCGATTTGCGCAAGTCGGGCGTCGATTTCCGCTTGGCGGGCTTGCCATTCGGAAATGTCATGTGCCCGGCCTTCCTCGGCGGTTGCTTCCGGGCCGACCCGCTCACTACCGCCGACCTTCGACGGGTTGATGCCGGTCTTGCTTTCGATCCATGCGTCAATGCCGCTTGTGAGGCCCCAAAGGTTGCCCTCGGGGTCAACAGCGTCGAGCACTTCCTTGACGGTCCAAGCAGTGCCGATGATCCCGGCACCCTTCGCAGCCTTGCCAAGAAGCGAGCTTCCCTTCGATGCTGCGCCAGCACCCGCCGCCGCACCTGCGGCAGCCGCTCCGGCTCCGGTAGCGCCAGCGGCCCCGGAGATACACATCGCAGCACCGGCAACACCAAGCGCGCCGCGCCCGATCTTCGTCACTAGCAACAGCATTGCGAGAAGGGACGTGAAGAACGAAATCACGCCTCCGCCGACAAGAGCGATCGGCCCGAGCACACCCGCAATCATCAGGGCGTATGTCCCGAATTCGAGGAGCTTCGGGTTTGACTGTGCGAGCGACTTCAAACCGTCAGCGGCAAGTTTGAAGGCTTCGGACGCGGTTTTCAGGACGCCGCTTTCCGCAATCGACACAAATAGATTTTCGACCGACGCTTCGAACTCGGCCCAATCTCCGACGATGCCTTTCATCATCGTTTTAGCCATGCGGTCGGTTGCGCCCTTGGCGTTCTTCTCGACGTCGGAAAGAGCCTTGTCGAGGTCGCCCGCGAGAAGCGTAATCAGACGGGAACCCTGTCGAGCATCGAAGATGCGTGCAATGTCGCCAAGGTCGGCACCCTTTTCGCGCAGGGCGCGAATGAAGCCGAAGAAGTCCACTTCCGAACCGGCGGCCGTGAGAACGTCCGTAATCGTTTCGGCGAGCTTAGACTTGTCGACGGCCGTGCCGTCGCCGCCGATGATTTCGGCAAGCTTGGCCGAGAGCTTGCTCAAAGATGTATTTAGGCTCGGATCGTTGAGAACTTGCTCAATCTGTTTCGAGAATGAGCTTGCATCAATGCCGTCGATTGCAAGCGAGGAAACCACGTCTTGAGCGCTAATCTGTCGTCCGCCCTTTACGAACTTGTCAATGTCCACATTGAGGCGGCCAAGAGCTTGCAGCATTGGCTTTGTCGGCCGAACCATGCGCACGAGTGCGGATCGCATTGCGACGCCCGCCTCGCTTGCGCGGATGCCGTTTCGAGCCATAACCATCGAAGCCGCCGCGACTTGTTCGATTGACAGTCCCGCAGCGGCGGCCATCGGGCCGACGTACTTGAATGTTTCGCCCATCATGCGGACGTCAGTGTTCGAGTTCGACGCGGAATAGGCGAGGGCGTCGTTCACGCGGGTCAGGCTGTCCGATGCTTGCTCGACCGTCTTCATTGGAAGGCGCATCGCGGTCAGAATGTTCGTAGCAATATCGGAACTTTCCTTGATCGCTATATCGCCAGCCAGCGCGAGGTTAAGCATGCCCTTCATGGAACCCATGATCTGGTCATACTTGAACCCGGCTCGGCCGAGTTCGTAAGCGCCTTTCATGATTTCGGAATTCGTCGCCGGGAAAAGCTCGTTGAGTTCCTTCGCGTAATTCTGGATCGTCTTGCGCTGTTCGTCCGTAAGGTCGGTCACGGCTTGCAGGGCGTTCGACGTCTTTTCGAAGTCATAAACGGCGCGCGCACCAAAGAACGTCAGAAAACCAGCGGGCATTGAAAGCCCGGTGGTCATGCTGTGAAGGTTCCGCTTTAGGATTTGCGTTTGCTTGCCAACGTCGGAAACCATCGTACTGACCGCCCCGCCAATGGCGAGGCGACGCGCGTTCGTGCTGTCAACGGCATTGCCGATGCCCCGAATTGAGTTCGCCGCCGCGCGAGCGGGTCCGGCAACGGCATCGATCAGCCGAACCGTGAGAACGGAAGTAAGATTTGCCATTTAGATACGCCTCGGGGGGAGTTTCGATGCCGTTTCAAGCCAGTCGAGAAGTTCACCGACTGGAAGTTCGAGAAAGAACGTCAGGGGCGTGTTGGTTGCGTTGGAGACAAGAGCTATTGCTCGTCGCCATTCTTCGCCGCCCCACGCCCCGGAGCTTCCCCCGTATTGAGGGCCTTTGCCGCAATGTCCTGTAGGTCAGCGACGTCCAGTTCCCCGGCGGCTTCACCGACCCCGGTCAAGCGGCCGACGATAGCGACCATTGCCGAAAAGACGCGGCTGTCCGGCGGCGTCATCTTCGATGCAATCTTCTCGAAATCCGGTTCGGAACCGGCAAGCTCTGCGGCGACTTGAGCGTTGTTGATATCTTGAGCGGCCTTCGCGTTCGACGCATAGAAGCGCATCAGGTGTGCGACGTCGTCACCGATAACCACCATGTCGCCGCCTTTCGGCCTGCGGATCGTAACCGACGACACGGTCGAGCCGTTGATTTCGATCGGGTATTGAAGCGTGTGCTTTGTCATTTGGGAACCTGAAACAGAAAAAAGGCCCGCATGAGAGCGGGCCGGGGAGGGAAGCTATTCAGCGGTTACCCGCCGTTGCTGATACGCAGGATATTGTTGAAGTCCGGGTCGGGGTCGACGCCACCTTGCCGAAGCGTGTTCGTGAAGAAATCCCAATAGAATTCTTCCTTGCCGTCGAAGAAAACCTCGTAGTGCAGCACCTCATTGATGGAATAATCGTGTCCCATCGTTTCGCCGCGCTTGAAGGCTTCGGGGGCAACCTTGGAAAGACGTCCTTCCATGATTGCCTTTGCTTCCAGAGCGTCGCCCGTCTTTTTGTCTCGAACGACGCCGTAGGCCGTGAATACTTTCCGCTTCGTCGTTCCGAGGCCGAAGTCCCGTAGGAGCGGTGCGTCCCATCCCTTGAGCTTAAACGTCGGCTCAAGCTTCTGGACGCCGACGGCGAACTCGACGCCAACCTTGCCACCGCCCGGCGTGTGATCGACAAGCGTCTCCTGCAAGTCGGGGAGCTTCAATTCATCAAGAGTGAGGAATTTCGAGTTCTTCGGATCGTGGTCGCCGACGAAAAGGTTCGCAGCCTCCATGATATAAATGTTCGACATTGGTGATTTCTCCGAAATCGAGGAACAAGAAGGAACAACGGCGGCCTAAGCCGCCGCGCGAACCGGGTTAAGCTGCGACGTCGAGGCTCGTAAGCAGGTCGTCGAGGAGGGCATCGAGCGCCGGGCGGTAGCGTGCCGACTGAATGCCGATGTAGCGAAGAACCGGCGGCTCCTCCGCCTGAAACGCCACAGTGAAGCGACCAAGGCGAAGCTGTTCGGGGCTGTTCGCGTTCTTATTAAAGCCGACGCGAAAACCGAGGAGGTCGCCGGTAGCCTGAATGTCGCGAAGTCCGCCCTTCATCGTCGCGAGAATATCTTCGATAGTCCCGCGATCGATGTTGCGACGGCCGAGGAAATAGCGAAGCGTCTTGATGAACATCAGGTGGATATAGTCGCGGCCGCGCACCTGATTGTAGAAACGCCAAAGCGTATCTTCGGAACAAGTGTCAGTGCCGACATAGACATACCCGCCGTCGGCGATCGCGCCGTCGGAACCTTCGCCCCGGACAATGACGCCGATATTCTTCGCCAAAAGTTGCTGACCTTCTGTCGCCCCGTCGAGGATCGAAAACTCAATCGGCCGCGACGGCCCGACGATCCCGTAAATCGGCTGGTTGGCCCACGAATGGAACGGCCGCCCTTGGAACTCGTGATCCCGGCGAACCGCAACACCGATGATTGCAGGCGAGGCGGGAACGACGACGACCTCGCCTTCGTCGTTCATGTATTTGACGCCACTATCAACCGGAATGATGCGTTCCGATTGGATGCTTGCTCGCCAAGCAAATGCCGCAGTCTGATCGGTCGACGGGCCGTCAACAACGGCCACGGCGAGAAGCCGGTCGAGAAGCGTAGGCAGGCCCGCAATAATCGCATTGCTCGCCGTATCGACGGTTGCCGTGAGGGCGGCGTTTTCGCCTGCGGTCGAAGTCACTGCCAGCGTAGGGGCCGAGGTGTAGCCCGTACCGCCATTGGTGACGGTGACGGCCGTAATTGCGCCACCTGCGCCGATCGCCGATACTTCGGCAGTGAAGCCGCTTCCACCGCCGCCCGTCGCGGTAACTGCATCGCCCACGACGTAGCCGGTTCCTGCCGTGCCGACGGTCACGCCGCTGACAAGGCCGGTCATCTGCGAAGTAAACCCGGGAGCGCAGATAAGGCGTGGCGTCAGGCCAAGCTCTGCGCCTGAGTTAAGGAGCGCATACATGCCAGTACGGCTATTGATATCGCCCCGCAGGTTGACAATCGTTTCGGTGGCGTTTGCGCCAGCTTCGACGCGAACGCCGATGATGGTTGCCGAGGCCTGAAACTCGCCAAGCTGCTGATTGATAAGCTCGACAGCAATCGGGCCGGTTCCTGTCTTCCCCATCTTCGCCAGCATGGCGACATCGTCGGAATAGAACTGCACGACGCGATTAAGTGGAAATGCAGCCGTGTCGGCATCGGGCGCGGTGAATACCAGACCGACAATCGACATGTCGGTAAGAATTGCGGGCCGTGGCTCGTTATCGACGCGAGTAATCGACAGGCCGAAAGTTGGGTCGCTCATGCTCATGTCTCCTTTGTGAGCAATGGAAAAACAACAAGCCCGGCGCAGAGGCCGGGCTTGTTGGGAACGAAAAAGCCGCCCGCAGGCGGCTTAAGGTGCTGTGTTGATTTAAGGTTTATAGGGCGGCATGAACCGCGACGCGCGATCCAGTTAATCGGTTCGAAATGTCAATTCCAGTTTGTTCGACGAAGTAAAAACTCCACCAAGCCAAACCGACTGCGGGTATTAGGGTCACAACCAGGTAGGCCCCAAGAGGCAAGCCCGTTATGCCGTACGTCGTGCAGAACCATGAAACTGCATAAAGTGCGACAGGATGGAGGAGGTACAGAGAATAGCTAATTCTTCCCATCCATGCAGCTGCACCAAATTCTATTTTCCAGACGAGCAGGAAGAAAAGAAACGCGGCTACACCCAAGATGTATGCAAAACCTGACGAGACGTGAGCGAAGTCCGACGCGATCAGACCCTTTATCGAAATCGCTGCGCCAATAGCCAGAATTAAGCCTGTAACTCCTACGAGTACTATTCGGTCTGACGATTTGATGTTTCCGTCGTATGCGCACCTGATGCAAGCGCCCCAAAACATGATCGCAATATGGAAAAGCAGTCCCTTATATGCGCCGTGCCACGTGTCGGGGATCAGGCTCATCGCCATTACTGCACAGAAACCAACAGCCAACAGTGTCGACACTGCCGCCAGCACTTGAAACTGTCGGATAGTTCCTGTCCAGAACAAGCCTAAGCAAGCGGCATAAAAGAGCAGTTCAGTTTCAAGCGTCCAATAGTGCCCCATGATATGTTCAAAACCTAAAAGTCCTTGAACCATAGTGAACCCCGCGACGATATCCATCGGAGTGAGGGAGCGGCCATAAAGCCACCAGACCGCGAAATACCCGAGTGGCAATGAAACCCAATACGCGGGAAACAGGCGAAAGAAGCGTCGGATCAAGAACCGCCGCGTTCCCTCGCCGGGGTCGCCCTTAAGGCTAGAAGGGATCAGAAATCCACTAATCGCAAAGAACAGAACGACGCCAATCCGGCCAAAGTTGACCGACTTTTGAATGTCATCGAGGTAAAATTGCGATCCAGCGAAATTGACGAAAGCTTCGGCGTAATGCGTCCAAACTACTAAAAGAACTGCGATCGCACGCATTGCGTCGATGTGTTGAAGTCTCCTGCCTCTCACGATACCCCCGAAAGATTAAGCTGCCCGTGGCGGGCATATCATAACTTTGATGCTTCAAGAAAGAAGTTGTTTCGCTGTTCTTCCGTCCATCCCATTTTTAACCGAACAACTTCCGTCAACGGGTGCGCGAGTTGGAAGCTGTCGGCTCCGATAATGAGCATTGTAGCCTCGAACTTTTCATTCTCTGTTGGCAGATCATCAATAATAGCCTGTAGCGGCGCTGGAATAGTACCGGACTGCATGGCCGCGATTGCATCTTGGTTAGTGATTATGTTCATCACAGCGAGTTTTTGGAAAAACTGACGGCGACTGATGAATACTGGCGGCGGGTCTTTGGGTAACGCATCCCATGCTTGCTTATATTTCTCAATCAGTGTCTGCAACGCCGCCTCGTCGGGTTGCTCGACGTCTTCAGTGTACCAAGCTGCTATGACCGCATCGCCTAGATATTCATCGCTGTTTTGCTTGACGGGCTGACCTACCCAAAAGTCTTTGCCGTGCACTAGAGATGGGAATTCGCTTTTGATGGCGTGGATAGTCTGATCGTGAGAGATAAAAGCCATGACTTCCTCGCTACGCTGTGTTCTTGAGGGTCGCACCACGCACATATACGCGGTCAGAATTGGAAGCAGATCGGATACCGACCATCACCCACGGGGAGGGGAGGTCCGCTGTTTCGTTGTTATGGCCCGGATCAACCGAGCCAAACTCCATAATTCCCGTTGACCAGGAGCAGTTTTGCGGCGCGACACGTGTCCCGACCCGGTTGTTGATCGCACTTAACAGCGCAGCGGAAGAATAGATGTTGTAATCGGCACCGCCTGCGAGAATACCATTCGCGTTGCCGCTACGGCCAAAATGAGAAGTGTTGTAGATCATGTAAGCAGTTGCGCCCATCGAGCCGCCGCCGATATGCAACCCATCTTGGGGTGTAGCGGCGCTTGGCCGAAAGCCAAAATTAATGCGCAATCTGGCTTCGGGTACGTGAAACGACATATACGCGTCAGTATTGACCCCAACACTTGGCTGAATTTCGATAGCGCCGGTCGTATTAGCGCCAATATTGCCTCCAGCAGACCCATTGTTGAAAACCTTACGTGATGGGATTGGTTGTTGATCCGCGTCTAGGCTAACGAACCGTCCATCCGACACAGTCTTTGTGTAGAAAAGCGCTGACAAAGCTGTCTTGATATTACCCCATGTCGTCTTGAACATGGCCGAACCGCCAGCTTCAACGCCGCCGAAAAAGTCGCCATCCGCAGGCGTCGTTTTCCCGTTGGCCCCGGCCATGGCCGCGCCGACGGTTGCTGTCGTGGTCAACGCCGGAAGATACCCCGACGGAACTTTGCCATCGGAACCAAGCGGGGCAACTGAAATCCCAACGTCACCTGTTCCCACCGCATCGAGATTGGCCCGCCCTCGCGACTTTTGCGCAATGTTGAACGCCTGCGCCGCATCGACGCGGACACGAACGCCGAGCGCGTTGCCGACGGCAGTAGCGAATTGCGGATCATTGCCGAGCGCGTCCGCAAGCTCTTTCAATGTGTCAAGCGCGGCGCTGGAACCGCCTATCAGTGCGTCTGTTGCGGCTTTGATGGCATCAGCGACCTCTTGGGCGGTCATGCCATCGGTGATGCCGTAACCGCCGAGGGTGGTAGGCTTGCCCGTCAAGTCATTGAAGGCGTGCTCGTGTGTTGCCAGAGCCGTTTCGAAGGATTTAAACTTTACGTCAATCGCTGAAAACGTGGTTGCGATGCGCGCGATTTCGGTAATCTGAATGCCGGTTGGAGACGGCAAATCCCATTGATAGTTTGACGTCTTTGCCATAGTTATACCTTCGACAAGATCATGCGCAGGCCCGACAGTTCGGGGCGGGCTGCGGGAGTTCCGGTAATTGTGATTTTTGTTCGAGCATCCAGATTGCCCGAGGGGTAATCAGGGCGAATAAAGGTCTGTTCAACCAAACCATCGCCGAGAGGCGTCGCGCTGGAAACAGGCACACTGACAAAATCCCCGGGCACGCCAACTTGCACATTCGCCGTCGAACCCGACGGTAAGAGCGCGTCGAAAGTGGTCATGACCTTGTTTGTGTCGTCGGCATCGACAGCCCGGGTTACATAGTCAGCCTCGGTCTGCAATTCGCCTTCGATGATTTGGACATTCGGGAACAAGAACGGTGTCAACGTCTCGGACCCGCGCAGAATTGCGCGAACCTGTACTTCCTCGTTTTGCAGGAACTCCGAAAGAGTGTGCTTCTGTTCTGGATCGGAATAGATTTCCGTTCCGTTTGGTCGCTTAAGCACGATCTGGACGTCGGTGCCTGCCTCGGGATATTCGACGCCAGCCGAGACGATGATATCCGACATTTTGGTCGCGTTGAAAGTCCCGAGGTTGACGACCTTTTCTGTCGCGGTGAAACGGCACGCAATTAGACTGAAAACAAGGTCGCTTTCTTGGTGCGCCGTCCAAGTAGAACCGTTTGACGACGACATGAGAACGCCGACAGTAAACGGTTGTGTACTTATCAGTGCGCCGTCTTGATCGAGCCTTCCGACGGTCCCAATTGCAAGCGCGTGGTTAGGATCATCCGTCGCCACGACAATGGCATGTTCGACGGCCGCAGGCACATAGACCGGGAACGGGAAAACGGCAGTGAAAGACTGCCCTGCCTGCAATGTGCGTGCGTCGACGTAAGCCTCGCTCAAGATTTCGCTTGTCGGAAAGCCAAGGTCCGTCTTGCGCAGTTGGACATAGATCGGCTTATTGACGTCGCCCAACGCGGCGGCTTTGAGGCCGACCGCGATCAAGCACCGAGGCTGCATCAAGGTAAACGTCTGCGATATTGGTGCCATAGACGACATCAATAAGTCTCCTAAATCAAACTGGTTAAGGCTGGCTACGGTGCGTCGTTGCCTGTCGAATGCCCGCTTCCGGGCGACGTTCCACCGTCGCCACCACGGCGAACAACGGTCGAATTCGCACTCGTTTTGTTGATAACGTTCGTCACATTCGTGACGTTGGTCACGTTGTTGACGACGGTATTGTTCACGACTGGAACCGGCATTGTCGCTGTGGTCGTGTTAAGTGTGGTCGCAAGGCGATATTCTTCGGTCGTTATCGTGCCTCTCGCCACGTAAGAGCACGACGCGACGGTTCCGACGCTTCCTTCGAAGTAAACGACTTTAGACCCTGTCGGGATGTTCGGCGGGATCGTAAATATGCCGCTTATGATCCCGGCTTCGTCAGCCGCGCTATGTCCCGATGGAGTGACAATCTCGTCATCAAACCACATGGTTTTCAGTGTTTCGCCTGGGATAAACCCTTCGATCTTGAAGGTAATTTCCCGCTGCCGAATGTACTTGGCTTCGGCAACCGTTTCCCGAACAAGGTCAACCTGTTCGGAAAGGCTTATGCCCGAAATGTACTCGCCGCTCGCTGCGGCGAATGATTTCGTTGTGTCGGAGAGCCAAACCGTGTCTTTTTCTTCCCACATATCAGTAGCAGGACTAAGGGAAGCGCGAGCCGGAACAGGCGAATAAACGGCGTACGGGTTGATTTTGATCGAACCGCTTTGCCGCATTTGAGAAATGATAATCTCCTGCGTGTAATCAAGGTGCTGCAACCCGGCCGCAATTGTCAGATTATGAGGCCGAGCCAAAATCGGAAGCCGCATCTTCCCGCCGAAACATGCCGCTGTCTGCGCAATCCCTTGGTCGCGCATATCATCGTCATTAAACGCGTCGACAAACATGCCGCGCTTAGCTGCTACTTCCTTCGCCGTGATATCCGTCTTTAGCCGCTCTTGAGCGACCAAGTCGAATATGTCGAGTAGCATAGTCTCCATTCGCGTCAGACGCTCATAGGGGTAGTTGCGAACCTGCGTTTGCTTAACCCCCGGCGTCAGGCCCCAATTGTTTGTAATTTGCGCCAATTCGAGCAAGTTAGACGGCACCGAAGGAGGCCGCGCTCGTGAAATGGCGGAAGTCCCACGCAAGTAAAGCAATGCGCCATCCTGCGCCATCGCGAGAATGTCGATACGCGGTAGTTTGTACTTGTAGTCAAACAGGACGTCGGTATCGCTTGCCATACCGGAAACAGTGATAAAGTCGCGCCCGACTTCGTCGGCGGCGACGTTCTCATAATACCGATATTTGACAGTATAGGAAGCGCCGGGCGCTGGCTCCGGGCCTGATGGTGACCAGTCAATCGCCCCTTGTGACAACAGCCAAGAAGCCGGGGAGAGATAGGTTGTCGAACCCGACTTGACCTCAATCACCTCTTTGACGGATGAATGTTGGAGCGGGTCTGTCGCGCCGGAAAATGCCCCATGAACGACAACTTCGGTTGTTTCTTTGACGATAAGTATCCGCTGGACGCTCTCGATAGGAGCTTTCGACACGATGAAAGTTTGCGACCCGCCGGTTGACCCTTCGTAAGGATGCGGTTCGCCGGACACGTCGCGTAAATCGGGCTGTTCGGCTATCGCGAAGCGTAATGACTGTGCCCTCGGCAAGCGTCGCCCGTTGACGTAAGCCGTGCCTTCCGAAACCGCGAACACTTGGTCCCCGTCGGCATTGCGGCCGACGGACGAGACAATGCAGCCATTATTGACAAAGCTGCCGTTACTCTCGCGGCTATAGTTAGCCATTGCGAGGTAGATTTCGGAATATTCCGTGTTCGTTTCGGTCGTAATGATCGCGCCGTCTTTGACCGAATAAACCGAAATCAGCGGCGATGCATTGCCATCGAGCGAATGCCCCCACGCGACGTTTATCTCGACGCGAGCGGCACCTTCTTCCGCGAATGCCTCCGTTCCCGGGATCGAGCCTTTTAGTCCCGTATCTTCGATATCATTGACAAGCTCCTCGGTAGAGCGAACGCCGATGATAAGATCGCCTTCATTCGACAGGTCGAATGTTGCGCCCGGGACGTCGTGGACAAGCCCGCCAATATAAATAGAGCAGTCAGGCAGGCGAACTCGAATAGTGTGCTCGTCGATAATCTCGACCACGGGGTCAGGTCCGTCGACAATCCTGCCGTCCTGCAAAATATAGTCGGCAACGCGTCGCGTCTGATCGGCCGAACGAGACTGAATTTCATTGAGGTCGGCCGACTGCAAATAAATGCCCTGACCATCGCGGCCCAAGTCTTGAAAGGCAATGGCGTGCTGACGACGCGCGCGGTCGTAACGATCGCCAAAGCCGGGTCGCTTTATGATGCTGTTCATGGCACCTCACATTGTCAGAATGTAAGTGAATGTTTGCCCGATTGACCCGTCGCGAACGATCGGGGCGAAGCGGTCGACTTGAAGCATCCGGCCAAACGCAAGCACGTCGGCAGATGGAATGAACATTTGTCCAGCCGGGACAGATGGATCAATTTGCGGGTCAAGAAAAACGCCAGTTTCGCGAAGGGTCGTCCCGACCGCGTCATTCAAGTCCAACTGAAACCGGATATAAACAAATGCTGTCGGCTCGACGGCCTTCGAATATTTGGCCCCATCGGCCATTACGATATCGCCGTCGGGATTAGGCTCGACGAAATAGTTGTCGCGCGTCCGCGTTAGACCGACCTTGGCTTCAAGGTCAGTTAGCACGGACCAAGCCGCATCTTGAGCGGCTTGCTCCTCCGGGGTTGTCGGACGAGGGATATCGTCCCACGCCGGGTTTCCTTCGCCCACGCCAAGGAACAGCGACATATTGAGGACGGCTTGCGCAAGGGCGATACGCCCGCCTTGAGTGAAAACGGCCATTATTCTGATCCTGATTGAACACGAGGCACCGGAGCGCCAAAAGGTTGGGCGACGAACGGGGCGTTCTGGAACGCAACAGTCGACCGATTGCGGTAGTTGACGACAATCGCCGCAATGGATGCAAAGGAAGCTGAAGGCTGATAGGTCGGGACATTTGCCCGAACTGTTCTCACCATTCGGACATGCTGTTTTGCTTCGACCTCGACACGGCCGCCGGTCGGCATAACAATCTCTGCTTTTCGATTTACGCGCAGTGAAACGACCGGACCGCCGGGAATGACCCTTCTGCCCGACCAGTTATTAAGACCCGCATCACCGTTTAGCCGATGCTTATTCAAGCGAAAGGCTCGGACGTCCCATCCCGCAGTAACGCGAGCAAATTCGGAACGCTCCGGCTTTGACGCCTTTACAAGTTGCGTCATCGGCTTAACGAAAGCGGTGCTTTGCGGCTCGAACGGCAAATGGAGTTGGAACCACCACCATTTTGCTGCCTTTGCCGGAAACTCCTCGATATCCCCGTCGTGGCGTATCCACCACAATGCCTTGTGTATCGCCGCAGGTGTGCCAATTAAGCGTTGCCATTGGATGCCCTCGCGAATGACGTCGCGAAGGTTAGGGAGGAATTCAGCGACTTCCGAAAGCCCATACTCTGCAACGAGATATGGAATGACGGCGTCAATCGGGTGAAATTTAAACCCGCGCAATTCGACGATGCCGGGCGACAGTTCCGGGGTTCGGTCAAGAGCCTCCGAGAATGCTTTTTCCAGCACCGTCGCATTACCCGGAAGCAATGCGATACGTTCGGTCATCAGTAATCGCGCCCCATGTAGTTGAGTTTTATCTCGCCTATGGCGATTGCGGTGCCGGGCGCAGCGATAAGAGGATCGCTCGGATTAAGCATTTCCACACGCTGGACGCCAGCCACATGCAAGCGAGCCTCAACCCACGATGGCACGAGGTCGAAACCGATCCCGGTTTCCGTTGTCCAAGCCTTCCGCAGTGCATCTTGCAAAGGCGTCAAGTCGGGCAGTGGTGCCGACGGTAGGAGCCAAACGTTCGCTTCGATATTTGTGCGGGTCTGGACGGCTGCCTCGACGACAACAGTATCGTTTAATGGCCGCACGTCGTCGCTCGTGACGATTTCCCGAACCGCGTCAAGCATTGCAGCATCGGGGATGCCGTCATTTTCGCGGGAGAGAATAGCGACGTGAATAATCGGCCAAAAGTCTTCGCGGAAGACGGCGACGTCACGAATACGGACGTCGGCCCGTCGGGCGGCTGCCTTATACCAATTTGCGCCCCCCGCAGGTGAACGGGCTTGGATGGCGAGAACTGTCCGGCTGCGGAAAGCTTCGTCGTCCTCCCCTTCCAATCTCTCCACGTCATAGAACGCCGCAAGGTGTTCAAGGTCCGCACCTGTAGCAAACGCCAAAAGGTTTGCCCGGGCCGCATCATTGACGCGAGCACGGACAAGGATTTCCCGAAATGCCGCAACTTGCAGCAACTTATTTGCAAGCGCGCTTTCCAGCGCGAGCGTTGGTTCGATTGCAGGAAACAAACGAATTAGCTCGTCCTGCATGTCGGCAAGTATTTGCTCGAACTCAATCGGTTCGATCACGTCCGGCGACGGGTAACTTTCGAGATTGATTGTCATATCAAAACAAGCCCCCGGCCCACGGCCCCACTAATGGTTAAATGCTTCGGGCTGCCCGACGAGAAATTGCCGATCAGCGCGAGGGGGCGATAGTCGCCCTCAATACGAACTTGGAACTCGCCGCTCCGGTTTACGGAGAGCGGCGTAATCCTCGCGATCTTAAAGCGAGGCTCCCACTGGTCGATTGCTGACGTCACCGCCGCAAAGAACCGGACTATCGTTTCGGTTGTGAGATTTTCGCCCATCAATGGCGGGACGATCGAACCGTACCACTCACGCATGACGCGCTCACCGAAGAATGTGGATAGAAAATCACCGATGCATTGCTCGACATGCGCCCAACCTTCGATGACTTCCCCGGTTTGGCGATCGATATCGATGCCAAGGGCAGAGTTAAGCGACATGGCAATCCCTCCGGCTACTTTCCGGCCTTTCGCCGTTGCTTCTTCGGTTCTGGCCCGGTGTCAGGCGGCGCTAGCATGATCGAGCCGAGCGCAAGTTCGTAGGCAGCTTGGTCGTCGGAAAGTTCGAGCTTTCCGTTTTCTGGCCGTCGCTGCCCGGCAACCCATTCGCCCGCACGTTCGGTAACGAGGTAGTTTCTTTTCATCGGTGTTTCTCCTAGTTGGCCGGGCCGCTAGTTCTTGCCCCGCCTTTCTCAACCCCGCCGTGAATATGGTCGGAACCGATATTCTTTTCGTCGTGCTCGATCTTTCCGCCCGTGGTGTTCAAACCGTCGGCTGAAATTTTATGAGTGACGCCTCCGATGGAAAACGTTGCCCCGGATGCTTTGAACGAAACGGAAAAACCGCCGATTGTGAGCAACAGTTCGTCGCCGCGAAGTTCGATCCGCGCATCGCCGAACGTCAGTACGTTTTCGTTGCCCTTTTCGCTTGGCGACTTATTGCTGTTGCTCCACGTCATCGGGACGGCAAGCCCTTGCCGGAAATCGCCCGATCCGCTTAGGACAGTCATTTGCTGGCCGACCGTGGGCGGCGCGTGAACCTTCAAGCCGCCTGCAATTTGCGCATATGGGATGGGAGGCGAGAGCATCGGCTCTTTGTCGCTCCCGCCAAGGCGAACGCGAACCGTCCCGGATTTTGGATCAACTTCCGCGACCGGGCCTTGTTTGACCATGCCGTCGAAGCGCCGCTCTATTTCTGCGGTCCGTCGTAGCACTTCGACGAGGAGCTTATCCAATCTCATTGCGGCCCCTCCGGCCCGTCGACTTCGACGGCCGTTTGCTCGTCGACAGCAAAGCCGTCAGACGTTTCAACGGCGGCGAGAGGAATAATTTCGGCTATTCCAACGGGCTTGCTGCCGATGATATCCGTCTCGTCGTTCGCAAGGCCAAGCTGTCCGCGCGCGATTTCCCAAGGCAAATAATCACCGCCTGAAATCTCCGCTTCTATGATCTTGGCGAGCTTCGCTAAATCCGGGTCCGCTTTCATGGCGTCGAGCACCTTCACCCATACGCCGGAGGGCTTTTCGCCCGGCGTTGGCTCGTTAATATGGTCAATCACATAGATAAACTGGCGGGCGGCGTATCGGACGCCGTTTGCATCGTCCGCGCCGCGTCGGCTTGAAATTGAATGAACCTTAGTGACGAGGGTCCGCCAAATGTCGCCCCAAACGCCGCCATCGGCCGATAAGGCTTTTGCAATCTGGTAGCCGATTATTCCGACAGTAGTTTCAAGACCGGCGTCGGTTGCCGGGATAGTTGCGACTTCCGTCGCTTCGCCGTCCACAACATCGACGGAAGCCTTTTGCGTAACTGCCGTTTCGATCACTAGTTCAAGTTTATGGTCGCCCGCGCGCAGGTCGCGCCCCGTTATGTCGACGTTGTCGTCGTCGGTCGTGACGATAATAACGCTCCGCTCCTTGTCTTTGGCGACAAGATTGACCGGATTTATCTTGCTGTCGAAAACCAGTTCCTCGGCAAAGGTGCGCCCACGTAATGCGCGAACCGTGGCGATACGGATAACGAGGGCTACGAGGCTCATATGTTTCTATCCAGTACAAGAGAGACGATAACGTCGCCACGGTCGGAACTTTCCGGCGCGCGGGATACTTCATAAGGCGGCTCATTTGGCCGCTCGATTAGGAGAATTTGATCGCCTTCGCGAAGCTCGTATTTCAACGCTTCATAGATCGAAGGATCGAACCATATGGCCGCCTCACGCTGTGAAAGTCGCGTTGAAGTGTTGATCTTCGTGCCGCGCCGCGAACCGTCAAAAGGTGCGGTTTCCGGCGTCAATGAGACGACGACGAAAACTTCAACAATTCGACGATCGGGATCGGGAGAAGGTTCGCTATAATCGCTTTGAATGCGAGGTGTGACCCGAACAAATTCCCCAAGCTCACGCTGCACCGCCCGTAAGGCGGTGCGCGCTGCGATGCTGTTGAGGCGCATTGCGGCTAGGTCCGCTTGCCCTTCAAGAGCACCTTCGGCCGCGTGCAGTATTGAAGCGCGTTCATCTGCGTATCAAGATTGCGACCTTTGCCATTCTGCATTTGCCACTGTCGGTTATAAAGGCGCTGGCCCATGTTGTTGACCGTATCCTCGTAATCCGCAGGCGCGTAGGCTGTTTTGAACAAGCCAGGCACCCCAACCGGGAACAGGTGACAGCTATCGGCGTCGATAAAGGTCGTAGAACCAACCGAGCCGCGATAGTTTTCCCAAACGATGCCGCCGAACTCAAAAATGCCGTAGCTTGAACGGTTCGGGCCGATATAACCGTCGCGCAGGATTTGCGCTTCAGACCAGCCTTTATAAGTTTCGCGAACTTCACGATGCGACAGAAGGTCATCGAAGAAGTTGTCACCCACAAAAGCATGTATTCCAGTGAATGGGACACCGCCAAGACTGTCGGCCGATCGGCGGACGACGGACGCACACTTCTTGCGAAGAATGCCTTCTCCCGGGTTCGCTGCATCGAGATCGAAATCGATTGCAGCCGACTGCTGAACACCGAATTCGGTAAACAGGTTCAATGTTGAACCGTCGGCATAAGTTACGATGCCCTGTACGGCCCCCATGCGCGCGAATTCTTCGGTCGCTGCCATGCTATTGACGTGCGTTACCTGTCGCTGTCCAACCTTCTGCATGACGGTCATCAAGGCGCGCTCTTGGCCGAAAGCGCGGACGTTTTGCACTTCTTCGGCGTAAATTGCGTCGTTAATTTCGAAGTGTGGAATAATCAGCGAGCGAAGGTCGCGCTTTTCCTTGGCAACAGTCGTGCCCGGTCCACCGCGAGGAGTTGGCGGGACGATAACCAGAATATCGCCCTTCTTCTCGATGGCGATTGTGGTCGTATCGACGCTCTCGACCCCAAACAGACCCATTTCGCCAATGCGACCGGGCACAAATTTCAGTTCGTTGATGGCATCGGTCAGGCTCGTGGTCGAGAACGCCGCGTCGTTAAAGATTTCCAACATTTAAGTTGTCTCCAAATTTTCGAAGGGTGGTGCGTTGCTGCGGCGGGAGGCGTTAGCGAACGATGATGCCGAGGGCGGCGAGCGCGGAAGTTGCGGCGGCCTTTTTCTCCGCAACAATCTCCTCCGGCCAAGCGAGGCAATGAGTATTCACCTCGGCGTCACGGCGGAGCGCCGCAATCTTGACGGTTTCGCCCTCGCCAGTGAGGGCCGGATAGATTGCGATGGCGGCGGGCTTTTCACTCCCGTCGTCCCCGTCCGGATTGTAGGCAACTGCCTGATAATCCCCGGCCTCAACGCCGACGACCACCTCAAAGCGGTCACCTGCGGCAAATGCAGTGCCACCGGCCGCGATAGTGAACTTGACCTCCTTATTGAAGGCGGTGCCTACCGTGGCATTGCCGATGTTGACGCCTTTCGGGTCCTCGACTGCAAAGGCTGTGTCCGAAGTCGCGATCACGACATAGGTGCCATTCTTGGCCTTGGACGAAACTGGGGTGCTCGCCATAGTCAGAGTGCCGTTACCGGCATTTTCGGCACCTGCTTCAACCGTTGCGGTTACGCCGGTCGCCATCGCGAGAAACGCCAAGATCGTTCCCGCCTCAATGGCCTGTTCCGCAGCGACCGTCACGTTTTCGCGCGAGCGGTGGCCGTTGGCCTCGCTCAAGATAAACTCGCCCGCGTGGCGGGGTTCGATGAACACTTTCGACATTGTTCAATCTCCAATGAAAGCGATTTTGGGAAAAGTGGGAGGGCGCTTGAAAGCGCCCCGCGATCACATGCGGGCGTTCAGCTTGCTTGTGACTTCACCCCACGCGGCTTTAGTCTTTTCCGCCTTGTTCGGCTGTTTGTCGGCCTTGGGGTCAAACACTACGAGGCCGCCGACGGCCTCATGTGAACGCTGTCCGTCGACGTTGGCGTCGTTTTCAGGTTCCGGCTTTGCAGCTTCCAGCCCCGACAGCACGCCTTTTGCCGTTTCCGCCGAAAGGTCCGTCGTAAAGGCAAGGTGCAATGCCGAGGTTTCGCGGCCCTTGGCTTCCGGCAGGTTGAGAATGGCCTGAATGCGGGTCCGCTCTGCGGTCGCTCCTGCCTTTTCTCCGGCGGTCTGGCCTTCGGTTCGGGCGGCTGCTACGGCGGCATCGTGTTCCGCGCGAGCGATCATTTGTTCAGTCATGGTAGTGCTCCTAAACTTGGAGGTTGTGGAGGGGGATCGCCCGTCCAGTTCTTTGATGACCGCCTCGAAATTGCCGGTGCGATCAGCCATTCCGGCCGCAACTGCGGCCGATCCGATAAGCACGTCGCCGCCGCCAAACTTGGCAATTACGTCGTCGGGCTTTACGCCTCGGCCGTCTGCGACCGTGGCGATGAAAACTTCGGCGAGCGCATCAATCGTGCGCTGAATGCGCGCTCGTCCTTCGTCCGTTGAGAGGTCCGTTCGCTTCCCGGGGGATTGCGAGGAAATGAATTCTATCCGTCCGGCCTCGGCGTCCTTTTTGCTGGTGTCCTGCAAGGCCGCACGGACGCCGATCGAGCCGAGTAATGCAGTGTCGGCGATCACGATTTCCGTCGACTGCGAGGCAAGCCAGTAGCCGGCCGATGCCGCAGCTCCGCCGACATAAGCGACAATCGGCTTGATCGCCTTTCCTGCCCGGATTGCCTTTGCAAGTTCGTCGACATTTGTCACCGAACCGCCGGGCGTGTCGTAGGACATGACGATCGCCCGGATCGACGGGTCGTCGAGCGACGCTTGAAGATCACGCCGCAGCACGTCGTAGGAGGTCGCGCCGGATATGGCTGTAAAAAGGTTTGCTCGACTGACAAGTGGTCCTCGAACATCAAGAATTGCGACTGCGCCACGTCGGGTTAATCTTTCGGCGGTTGGGACATGCTCGGCGCGATAGGCTTCAAGAGCATCTATCGAGACGTCGTTTTCGCGAGCGGCAACGGAGAGGACGAGTTCAAGCCCTTCGGCTGTAATCGCCCACGGCTCCGCAAGCGCCGCCCGGAGGGCGCGCGTTGCTGGCATGGTGGTTTTTCCTTTTGATTTAACGGCGACGAGAGCCGCCAACGATTGCGAAACGACGGTTCAAAGGTCGGAGGCCGTTAAGCTCGCGGCATTCATCCTCCGCCCTTTGCATTTCTTGCCGCAGCAACGCGAGGTTGCCCTGCAGAACAGAAGTTTGAACCTCCTGTTCGTTATCGCCGTGTCGGAAGCGCACCCGTTGGGCGGTGCCTCCGGCAAGCCTGTCAAAATAGGCTTGCCGAAGTGCTTTTGCTCTCGCGCAAGGATCATCCCAATCGATGGCGACAGGTCCGATTTTTTCGACCATTATTTTTCGTCCTCAGTTACGAGTTTGTCGCCGAGCGGATCGGGCGTCATGGTATCGCCGTCAGGGAGTTTAAGCACCTTACGCTTGGCGTCTTCGCGCGCCCGTTGATCGTAAACGTCTTCCCAATCGACCCCGAGGTCGTTGCAAATCATTTCGTCAGAGGCGACGCCCATGCGCTTGTAAATCTCGTGCGCCTTGGCCGATTTGAGGTCGTCAGCCTGTGGCTTTGGTGGGCCTCGCCAGTCTGCGGAACAGGCTTCGGCCCGTTGTGCGCGAAATGCGCGCGGTCCACCGGGGAAGGGGATTGTTCCACGTTCGATTTCTTCTTCAAGCCATGCCTCATAGACATGCTGTAAGAAGCGCCCGCAAATGTTTGCCCGACGCGAAAGCGTGATAGGCCATTTTTCCGCAGTCGACATGCGAACAGACGAATAAGTCGCTCCGGTGTAATCTCCTGTAAGCGTCTCCACGGTCATGCCGAGGCAAGCCGCGATTTCCCGCAGGAGAAACTTGGTGAAAGCCTCGTAGGTGTCGTTCGGGTGTTCCGAACGGTTCATTTTGAGACTTTCGCCCGGGAACAGATGGGCGATACGGCCGCCGACCCCGAGGTCAATTTTCGTCTGGTTGTACCAAGCTTGCTTGAACCCGAATAAGCTCTCGGCAGGGCTTCCGTCGGCCCCGTCCTGTTCGGTTGGGTCTTGCAGAGCCTGCAATAGAGCTTCGGTCGGCGCTTCGCTCTCGATGGTTGCCGCGAAAAGTGCCTGAATGAGCGATGCTGTTAAGGTGGCGTCCGCAAGCTGGTCATATTGACGAAGAACGCGGAGGATCGGAGCGAACGGCGTTATGCCGCGAATTTGCCCCGGTGCGCCTTGGTAGATATGAAAAACCTGCGGTCGCCCCGCTCCATCGCGCGCGGCAATATCGATAGTGTGCCTAAAAACCCCGTCGCGCATAAAGCGATAAGACAGCGGGAAGCCAAAGTCGTCCGTTCGGACGCCCTGATGCAATCGCGACAAGGGTTCGGTATCCTGCACCAATCGGTGCGGGAGAACCAATTGAACCTTTGTTCTGGACTGCGAAATGCTTCGACGGATGGACGGGAGCAATCCCGTCGCCTCGCCATAAGCGTACCACGTCTTAAGCTCCATTGCCGTAAGCTCGCCCATCGTGTGCTTGCCTGCGGCATCGCATTCGACCGGGTTCTCGCTCCAAAGTATCCAGCGGCGTTCGACTATGCTCGTCCACTCGTTGGCTTGCTTTTCATCCCAACCGAGGGCGATGCGATCGGGCCGAGGCGACAGTCGTAACCCCGTTCCGATCGTGCTTGCGACGGCCTGCTCAATCGCTCCGGCAATCCAGCCGGAGTTATGAAGGGCATCAATCGCCCGAGCCGCAGCCTCAAGATACGATTTCGCGACGTCGTCCCGGGCATCCCGAAGTGCAGGACGCCAAGCGAACAATGCCGCAGCGCCACCACTTCCCGGGGAACGAAAATATTCCGCCGAATGCTGTGGTGACGTCTGCGGAACAGCGCCCAAAATGGTCCCGTCCGTGCCGACGCGAATGCGCGGTTTCGTTTGTGCGTTCATCATCACAACCCGTTAAATCGAGCCGCGATTGAAGCGATGCGGTCGAACTTCGACCCTTTCGTTTCCTGCGGCTGTCCATTTGCATCGGGAACCGCGATTTGCGGTTCCGCTCGATCGTCGTCGTCACGTCGTCGAGCATTCGGGCCGAGGCGGTGCGCATTGAGTTGGTAACCGGCGGCGGCGGCCAGTGCCTCGCAGTCGAGCAAGTGGTTTTCGCGCGATCGCTGCACCCAAACCGGCGTACCGGAGGGCGAAGTTGTGCGAGCTTCACTTACAATTTGCTGGCAATAGTCGTCCGTGGTTTGGGAGTGGAGATACCACGCACCAAGTGCGGGCCTGCCGTCCTCGGTTAAATGAGGATAGCGAAGCCGCTCATGCACCCAACTTTTCCAATGGTCCGTATCGAGGAGGTGCAGCGTCAAGCCGTACTTTGCCGACTTGCCGTCTGGTTTGACCTCGATTTTCGACTGAATGATCGGCTTTGACTGTGTGCGTCGTCCCTTTGTCGGGAAGACGAAACGCGGGAACCGCCTTGCAAACTCATAGACGCGATGCTCCGGCACGGCGAATTTCTTGCCGGGCCGGAAACCGCTGTCGACGAATGCGAGCCTTATCGGCAGGCCATCGATCGGCTGCGTTAGAAGGTCGGCAAGATCGTCCCAAACGTCTTGTTGCGAAGTTTCGCCCCAAAGATCGCCACTATCGACAAGCCAAGAGGTCGCGCGCGGCCCCCATGCTCGAATAACGAAAGGAAGGCGGTTTTTCTGGACGTCGACACCGGCCGTCAAGAAAATGGTTTGATCCGGCAACGTCCGGGGAAGATACGGGGCCTTGAGCCTCGCAACTTCTTCCCATTCCGGCACATCACCGCCGCCCGGAGTGAACACCTCGCCGAAACCTGCGTTAACGGCGGTTTGAACTTTGGAACTATCGTTCGAGGCAAGCGCCTTCAAATACGTTTCGGCGCGCTCCCCGAAGGAAACGAACGGCGACGCAAGACCAGAAACCCAAAACGAAAGCGTTGTCGTGTCTGGCGGATCGCCGAAAACGTTGCCGTCCTCGTCGACCGTTTGGCCCGGCGCGACAAACACGCCGGTCGCGTTCATTTCGGCCTTGTCGCTTTCCTCAATCACGCATCCGTTGCGGGGGCATTCAAGGAAAGCCTCACGACGGGCTTGCGCGGGCGTCGCCCGCTTAGGCCATGACAAGCATTTGAAGCGCGGAACAAACCATTCCCGGCAGTGGGGGCAACGCCAAGACCAGTGATGGCGCGTTCCCTCCTGCCAAAGTTTCCAGATTGGCGACGCGACGTCATCTGGCGGCGCGACCTTCCAGAATTCAAGGCCGGTTTCCTCGTCCATTTCCGTTTCAACCATTCCTTGGGAGGGCGTGGACGTGATGCCGGTCATGAAATCGGCGTAGGTAATACCGCGAGCCTCGACGAGGCCGAGCGGGTCGCCCTGGCCTTTGATGTTCGCGAGCATTTCGTCGTACTCGTCGACGAGAGCCAGACCGGCAGGATCGGACTTGAGGGCGGTTGACGAACCGGCATGCGCGAGACGGACAGTCACGCCCGCGACCCGCTTCAAGGTTTTCTTCATCCGCTTGCCGCGCGACAATTTCGCCTTGAGCTTCGGAGCTTCATCGAAAAGGCCCATGAGGCGCGGCTCGAACTGGTCAGTCAGAAAGTCCTTGCTCGGCCCGACGTAAAGGATCGGCACCGGACGCGTGTCGCAGCGGTAGCCGATGACGTCGAGAATGCTTTCCGTCTTTCCACTCTGTGCGCCCGTCACGAGGACGTTGCGCGTATAGCGATGGTCGTCGAAACCTCGCGTGAACGGCACGGCGTAAGGCGTAAGGAATGGGTCACGCTCACCCGGCTTGCCGGAAGTTGGAGGATAGACCCGGTTATCAGCGCCCCATTTATCAGGCGTCGTCTTCTCTGTCGGTTCCCAAAGGATCGCGGCCAGATCGTAGAGCCTCGCTTGCCTCCCGGAACTTGTTTTGTGATCGAGCAAACGCGCCATTTAGACCCTTCTCAATCTCATCCCGGAGCTTCACGTCACGCGTCACCGACGCGGGAAGCCCTGCCAGTTCGGCCCGGAGCGTTGCTAAAATGCTGGATGAAACGGCCTCGACGTCGTCCATTTCGACGAGACGGCCTTCCTCTTTGGCGATGCGGAGTTCGACTTCGCGCTGTCGCGCAGCTTTCAAGCCGTTGTCCGCTGCCGATTTTGTCGATCGCCGCTCCTCGTCTTTGAGAGAGCGGACGTAGCCTTGCACCACTTCGACGAGCGGGTACTTGCCTTTGACTGCAGCCGGGACATAGCCATTCGCCGCCAATTGCCGGAGCCATTGTGTCGTAACTCCCAAAAGGGAAGCCGCGCCGCTGGCGGAAATCACTTCGTCGCCGGTCAGGGCTAGGACGCGCGTCGCCGGAGGTGCGACGGTCGGTTTTTTCGCCATTGCGAATGTTCCTTCGGGTGCAAAGCAAACCGCGATTTTCGGAAGCTGAAAAACGCTCAAATTCGGGGCTGCGGCGGCACCGCATGCCTTGGGGGTAGGGTACGGTCCCTAAGGGGGTGGGGGTGCCTCGCCTCGGAGGCGGTCACCCACGCGCGCGGTCACCCTGCCGATACCGATTTGACGTCCGCGCGCTCTCGCGCTTCTACGGTCAAATTTGAGGCTTTCGACTGATCGGGGTTAGGAGAGCTTGAAAAGGCGCATGAGTTCATGCTCGACGCGGGTCATGACGAACCCACTGACCATGCGCCACTTCTCGGCTGTCGGGTCTTTGACGACCTCGCGGGCGATGTTGGGACCGAACAGCGGTTCGAGTGGTCCGCGCTCTTTGCCCTCACGCTTGAACACCCTGCCGTCATATGCGGGGACGATAAAGGTCGACTTGAAAACTCGGCGCTTTTTCCATGGGGCAGCGCTCACGCCTTTCTTGCCTTGTCGGGCATTGAACAGGTTGAGGTTTGTCTCCCCGCCTTCCGCTTCCAATTTGTATTCGAGCTTGTTCGGGTGCGCTCGAATGGTTTTGACGGCCTTGTTAATCAGGCCGTACTTGATCCCGGTTTGAGCGACCAGCGAGCGCTTGACCTGCGTTCGGGCTTGGTCACCACCGCGATTGAGTGCTCGGGCGAATACTCGCTTTGCATCACGTTCGCCGATTGCTTCCAGCGCTTTGCCATATCGCTTGAATACGCCGTCCGTGGTGATGACGATGCTTGCCATGTTTTCACCCGATCAAAGTCCGGCATGAAAAAACGCGCGTTGCCGACAAGGCAGAACGCGCGCTCGCATGCGGATTAAAAAATCAATGTTTTAAGATTTTAACGATGGATCAGAATAACAATACTAGATCGCTCGTCTCTCCGGGAGACTTGTCGTCTCCCGTCGCCTCGCTCTCGTCTGTGCTCTACGATCCGCGTGCGACCCCATCGTCTTAACGCGAGAGAAAGAGCGATTTTGTCTCACTCGTCAATAGAAAATAATTCGTAACGGATCGTACTGTTTCGTACCGGACAAGAACGGTTCGTACTAAGTTGTTGTCTTTTCAACCACTTCGTACCCATCCGGACATGTGAAAATAATTTTGTCCGGTATGCGTGTCCGGGAGCGTTTCAGGCCCGTCCTGCCGGACATGTCGATATCTGTATGAAAATAAAAGGCTAATTGTTGTGCCGGACAGCGAAATGTCCGCCTGTCACGCTGTTTCTGTCCGGTTTAGCGGCTCCTTTGTCCGGTTCATAGGCGTGCATGTCCGGCAGCCCTCATTTGCCAGTCGCCATTCGCAGCAAGTGATTTGCCTGATAGAAAAGTAAGAAAAAATCTAACTTTGCTATTGCGGAGTTAGATAAAATCTGTCAAATCATAATCACAAATAGAGATTTTATAGCCAAGCCAGTTAGAGGATATGCAAATGAATATCAGCGCTGACGGACGCTTCTTGATCGTGAACGGTAAGCGAGCAGGCATCACCATTTGCAAAGGACCGTGGGTCGCAGGGGTTCCCGCTGACCTGATCAAACTTCGCCCACGTGGCAAATCCCACTTTCCAGAAAGCGTTACGCAGGCGCTCAAAGTCGAGAACAATAGCGACATGCGTGAAGACTACTTCGAGGCGGACAGCATTCGGCTCTTGCCCGGCCATCCTCTTTATGAAGCTGCCCGCAACGCATGAGCCTTTCAGTTTCCCGTCTCTATCCCTCCAGTCAGGGGCGGGTTTCTCAAATGCTCAACCACCGAGGATCTTCGACATGCAAGCCAAAATGAAAAAGCAAATTAAGTCCTTCATTGCCGAGCTTGAAAAGCGCACCGAAACTTTTAGCGCCGCCGTCGATGAGATGCGCGATGAGTACGAAAACAAGTCCGAACGCTGGCAGGACAGCGAGAAGGGCGAGGCCGCCTTAGAGGATATCGACAATTGCGAGAATATTTACAGCGAAGTCGAAGGCCTCTTGGAAAGCTTAAGGGCGTTGGTCGACGAGTAGGCGACGGCACAAACGAGTTAGGAGACACCCGAAATGAAAAAGCTCGACCTAACAAGCAGCACATTACGCTCCATCGCAGCGCATGAACTTGCATCAGTTAGATTTGGTCGCCGGATGCAAAAGAAATCGACACGTTATTGCATCGTCATGCGCGATTTTATCGACCTTTGCAGCAGGCGCATGACGGAAGCTAATGCCGCTGGATTTGGCGCAGATGTGTTTGCCTTCCTTGATATCCGGGAAGCCGCAAAGAATGCACTGACGAAGTAAGCCCCCCCCGGTTTCCACCTACTCCCCATAGGAGACACCCGAAATGACACACTGGTACGATGAATTGCTTGCAAAGGTTAATGAGATTGCGACCGGCAAAGACGTTCCGGGCCTCGAACATGTCATGATTTACGCTGAGGAAACGCAGGTTCTCAACGAATATGACCACGTTGAGACTGAACGCCTTTTGCGCGCTTGGTCGGGTATTCACCGCAAAGACATGAAAGCATTTTGGGTAGAGCAGGCAACCCTTGGAATGTGAAGCCTTCCGGTTTCCGACTTTTTCCCGGTGTTGGGAATAAGTCGGTTTCCCGAATGCTTAACCACCACATGAGGCATCACCATGCAAATATTTGAAGTAGAATTGCCGGGAGCAAAACAGCGACGAGAGGCGCTTAAGCGCCCGCTGCCGGAAGCCCAAATCGCGACGCTCCGCGAGGCGAGCGCCGCTTATCAAGCGCGGTGCCCGTTTAAGGTTGGCGACATTGTTACGCCGAGGCCAACATCGATCTATGACCACAAAGGCATTCCGCATGTGGTGCTTGAAGTCGCGCCGGTTGCGATCCGGACCTTTGAGCCGGGGAATTGCTACGCTCATTCCTTCGGTTCTCGCCTTGATATTCGCGTCGGCGTCCTAATAGGCGGCGAGGTGGTCGCCTTCTGGCAAGAAAGCTGGCAGCACCAACTTTACACCCCGGCTGAATAGCGGCTCGGCACCCGCAACCTAATCCCTTTTGCTTCCTGTCGATCGAGCGCGCGTTTCTGCGCCACGGCGAAGCTATGTCTAATCGGAGCTTGGCATCATGTGCGAACTCGCAATTACAGCCATTGAACATTTTAGGGCCAAAGGTCCGACGATCCGGCGCGTTTATAACCTGCCGCTCGACCTTCACGCCCGGTTGCTGAATTACATGGCAGCGACGGGCGTTGACACGGAAGTCGAAGCCGTCCGCCGTCTTTTGTCCGACGAACTTAACAACCACGAAACGGCCGATCAGGCTTTTTCCCGGCTGGCCTTGATGCATGCCGACGAGGCGGCAATCGCGGCTTGCGGCCATCCGCATGTTGAGGGCTTTCGCTGGTCCGATAACCGGGACGAGTTTGCAATCTTCCTGCGCAACGGCCGAGTTCTTCAATACGTCGACGGATTTGCCCGCATCGACAACCTGCCAGTGAGGGCGGTCCTATGACGACGGGCAAAACAACCCCGGGGCCATGGTCCCAAGGCAAACTTCTGGCCACAGCCACAACACGGCGCTGGACGAAGGAAGTGCGCGACGAAGTGCAGGCTTCGGAAAGAGTTCGCATTTTCGCGAATTTTAGGGCGACCGACGAAGGGCGCGGCCGCGAACTGGTAGCGGTATTTCAGCGGCCGGAAGATGCGGCGCTCGGCGCGGCGGCTCCTGAATTGCTCGATGCCGTCTACCTGGCTTTGCCGTTCGTCGAGGATGCGCTCGAAAGTCCAGTGTTCACACCGGGTGTGGTCAAAAAAGCCGTCGCGCAGTTGCGCGCGGCTATCGAGAAAGCGGAGGGGAAGTAATGTCCTTTAAGCTGTCGAAGGCCAAGATGAAGTGCCCGAAATGGATGAAGAGAGCGGACTTTGATCGCATCCTCCAGATGGACACGGAAGAAGCGCTCGACGAGGTTGAGCGGCTCAAGAACGAATTACGCGAATACAAGCGTAAATGGCGCGAAGAAAACCGGGAGAAGTACCGCGAATATAAACGCGAGTATGTCCGCCAATGGCGCAAGAAAAACCCGAAAAAGGCTAAGGAAATAGACAAGCGAAAGCAGGATAAAATAAGGGGCGATCCCGTACTACTCGAAAGGGCGAGGCAGCTTCGCCGCGAAAGTAGAGCGCGCACCGGAATATACACAAACAAAAACGAGCGGGCAATAAGAATGCGCCGATACTACCGCAACAAGTCTTTGAAGATGGCGCGGGAGAAGCCAAACGAATTGCGAGCGCTTATCCGTCCGATGGTCCCCGGCTATCTCGACCCATCGGCAAAGATGGATGTGATCGCGGCGGTTATGGAAATGGCCCTCAAGAACAGGGTCGAGTTCAATAAGCTGAATGAAGCCGTCAAAGCGGCAGTGACCGCCTACAACCGCCAGTTCGACCACTTCAAGAACGTCTCTATCGACGCCCCGATCGCCGGGACGGACGGCCTTACGCGCGCCGACTTGCTCGATAGCGAAACCTTCCATTTTTAGGAGAAACCCAATGAAGGACAATGAAACCGGCATTTGGTCGATGGACGTCGGTGAAAGAAGCATTTTGCTCTATTCATCACGTCAAGACGGATGGCGAAAGGGCCAGCCCGTTCTAGTCAATGACGTGACAATTCGTATCGAACGCGGCCGAGGTTCTTCGACTGATATCGAAGCCGTCGCGGCCCATATTCTCCGGGCCATTAGCGGTAGCCATCCGACAATCAAAATTGAACTGAAACGGACGGCCAGCGAAACGCCGGTCCCTTCTCACGGCGGCCCTGCGGTTGCCGTCACGTGGGAACTTCGCCTTAACGGCGTCGTCATCCAGCAAAGTTACGACCGCTATCGCTGGTCTGATCGCGAAAAGGCGGGGCTGAAAGCGCCCGCCGGCATGCAAAAGCGTCTGCTTGATCTGCAAGCGGCGATTGACGGCGCAAGCTCGGGAAGGGAGGGCGACAATGAATAGAACCGAACGCCTTTTGAAGCTCATTCGCGCGATTGAAGACGGCCGCCGTCATACCTCGGATAGCCTTTCGGCACTTCTGCAGGTGACGCCCCGCACGATTTACCGGGATATTGCCTTTCTCCGCCGTCAGGGTTGGAGCATCCCGGGCGGTGCTGGCTTTGGTTACGTGTTCAACGGCCGCGCGAAAGTGAAGGGCTATCGCGCTCCAATCAGACAGCCGGAGGCAAGGGTATGAAGCCCATTCTCGATATGTGTTGCGGCTCGCGCTCGTTCTGGTTTGATAAGGCAGACGAACGCGCCGTCTTCGGCGACATTCGGCGAGAGAGCCATATTCTGTGCGACGGCCGCCAGTTAGTCATATCGCCGGATCAACTTATCGACTTCCGCAATCTGCCGTTCGATGACGAGACATACAATCTTGTCGTGTTCGATCCTCCGCATCTGGTCAATGTTGGTGAGAAAAGCTGGCTGCGTGCCAAGTACGGAGCGTTGGATCGTGAAACATGGCGCGACGACCTACGGCAGGGGTTTGCCGAGGCATTCCGCGTTCTAAAGCCGAGCGGCACTCTAATTTTCAAATGGAATGAAACGCAGATTAAAGTTCGGGAAATCCTCGCGCTTACAGACGTGCGCCCCGTTATCGGGCACGTTTCCGGCAAGCAGGCGAACACCCATTGGATTTGCTTTCTCAAGCCAACTGGAGGCGACCAATGTCTAAAATAGAAATCGCCTTCGAGGCTTTGCGGCGAGCGAATTCCCGCGAAATAGTCGGCGCAGGTGCTACATTGCACGAGGCTTGTCAAAAGGCTTTAGCTAGGCTCGGCCAAGTAGGGCTATAGGAAATTGACGGCGGTGAAATCTATCCGCCTATTAGAACTTCAACGTCCGGGGCGTCACGCAATGACCAATTGGTTCTTCAAAAAGCGCATGGAATGGATCGACGAGAGTTTGCGGTTATTCGGGAGGGTCAGCACTTGGCATCTCGAACAAAAGTTCGAACTAAGCAGAACGCAAGCGCGAAATGACTTAAGTCTATTCCGGTCACGCTATTTGTGGAAAGTGGATCATAGCCGGTCATCAAGTTTGGAATTGTTTCGTGCCTCGCACATGTCTGTGCGTTGGGACGATGGGAAGCCGTTTTTCGAACCGAAAGTCGCAACTCCTCCTGTGTCGGAATAATTGATTGAACGCGCCTTGTTTACGATTTAGCCTTCTCCCGACTTTGAAGCGGGAGAGGGCAATTGAAGAAATCTGAAAAGCTTGCAGTCGCTGCCGGTATATTCGGGGCATTCGTGTGCGTTGGGCTGAATTATTGGCTCGGGTCCGAAGTCTGGCCTTGGTATGTGCACGCTGTCTTATGGGGCATTTCGGCGCTTTCTGCTTACAAAGCGCTCGTCGGGTTCGCCGTCACCGACCGCTTAATCGACAATTGAACAGCGGGGAAAACCTGCGTTATTCCGCCGCTTGTTTCGTTTCGTGAACTCGCCGCCAATTGACGTTTTCCAAATTTTGTTCTCATGATGTTCTCATGCAGATTGAGACATTAGGAGACGCCTACACGCACAGCGTCCGCATTAGACTGCGGTGCGCGTGGGGCAAAAGAGACGCAATGAAGTCGGTTCGCGAATGCTTGTTTAGCGCGGAACTTGACGTTCAAACGCTCGTCTGCACGCGCGGTAGGGACATGCCGCTAACCTTTTTGCAGGATCGCATGAAGTGCCCGTCCTGCGGGTCGAGACGAGTTCGGCTCTTGTTCGACTTCCCGAGCAATTCGGGGGCTGGGGCGGTTGCCGCTCCACTACCAAAGTCGGCGAGAGGATATTAATAGGGGGCATTCATGATTGAGGTTCTTCTCGCTGCGGCCATGTTGACCAGCGCACCGCAGGCATTGGACGGCGATACGTTTGTCATTGATGGCGAGCATGTCCGCATTGCCAATATCGATGCACCGGAAACCCGCAACGCGAAATGCGATGCCGAGCGACGCCTCGGGCGCGTCGCCAAGCGCCGCTTGCAAGAGTTGCTTGCGTCACCGGGCTTTGAAATGGAACGGGGCGACCCTAAGTCCGGCCGCATCAAGGATCGATACGGCCGCACGCTGGCGACGGCCTACGTCGAAGGCGTTGACGTCGGGGCAATCTTAATCGAGGAAGAACTTGCCCGCCCTTGGCGGGGCAAGCGTGAACCGTGGTGCATCAAATGAAGTCAGAAAGTAGGCATGATATTCCGCCGTATGTCGCGCAAGCTCTTTCAAAACTCGCAAAAGTCGGGACATTTACAGCGAAAGAGTTTGCGGAAGCGAGCAGGAACGCCGCAATCGCTACTCGACGGGGTCTTTCCCCTGAATGCCGACGAACAACCCCCGCGAAACATCGTTGATTGCTCGGGCGGCCTCTACGGCCGTCCAACCAGACTTTTCCGCTTGTTCGATAATATCGACAACAGCGCCCGCGATAGCTTCCTGACAATCGATATTGCGGTCGGGATATTTGCCCTCACGTTTAGGGCCGGGCACGGATTTCAAATGAACTGGCATATCGACGGCTCCCTCATAGACGATTGAAGGTAGGGCGGCAATATCAGCCGTCCAGTAAGTCGTCCGCCGCGATGGGCTGCATAGTGTCTTCGCCCTGATACCGGCTTGAATTGACGTTCGTGGAAACGCGCCACGCCTGCAAGTTATCGTCATTCGCAGGCTTCAATAGATCGACGCGCGGTTCGGCAAGCCATGCGCGCCAGTCGCTTTCCTGCAAAATGACCGGCATGCGGGTGTGGATTTTCTGCATGAAGGGGTTCGCATCGCAGGTGATGATTGTGCAGCTTGTGACCTCCTCGCCGGTTTCGCGATCCTTCCAACGGTCATGCAGTCCGGCGAACGTCAACGGTCGCCCATCCTTGGCCGAGATAAACCACGGCAAGCGTGCCTCTTTCGGTCCCGACCATTCGAAAAAGCCTGTTGCCGGTATCAAACAGCGAGTGCTTTTTAGAGCTGTCCGAAACATCGGCTTGCTTTCGATATCTTCCGACCTCGCATTGAACGTTGTTGGGACGCTTTTCAGGTCTTTTGACCACCACGACGGCACAAGCCACCAGCGCATTTCTGAATAGGCCAGGTGTTCGCCGTCTTGCGTTATTACGCCGACTTGCGTCGTCGGGGCGATGTTGTAGCGAGGCTGAATATTCCGGGGCGTCGTCGCCGTCAGGTTATACATCGCATAGATTTCGGCCCACGTGTAAGTTTGCGTGAAGCGTCCGCACATGGATTTGTCTCCCCATCTATGGTGCCAAGATTTCAATCAGCGCCTTTGCCCGGATCACGGACGGGTGCATGCAGGCATTCGCATCAACCATATCCAGCAAATCGCGGACTATGCCTAATAGTTCCTCGTACTGGACGACGCGGAAACCGGCGTCGTCAAGATCGTTGATAACCTTGCTTGCAAGGATGTTCGGCGCGGACGATAAGCCCTCAAGAGCTTTGACAACCACTTCGCGCGAATTGCCGGGCATAATCATTTTCAATCTCCTCGCAGCCCAAGCTTGCCCGCAATTGTTTTGAAATGAGCGCGGGTAAGCGCTTCCGCCGTGTCCTGATCGACATGAAGGGCAATAGGCTTTTCGCGATCCTCGTCGTCGAGGTCGTAAACGGAAAACGCTCCACCGCTTTCTTTCTCGACGGAATACGGCGCTTCCACGCCGTTGTGCTCCATGCACCAATCACCGTTACGACGTTGACGGATTTTCATACTGCATCCCCATCGTCGCAGAAGGTGCTAACCAACAGTTTGGCCACGAATTTTAAAGCCTCATCTTGAGAGCCTCCGAACGTCGATGCCATGCCGGCCAATGTTTCAGTGTCAACGAAAATGAATGCCGATGGCCGGTCATTTCTGATAAGCTGGACCTTGTAGCCATCGGCGTTTTCAGTCGTAACGATTTCGTATTGATCCTTAGTTTTAGTGGAATTCGACATTGACCGTTCTCCATTTGCAATTTGTGTTCAAACTAGCTCGTCGATCGTAATTTTGAGCGCTTCCGCGATTTTCTTCATCGCGTCGAGCGAGCCTTCGCGAACGCCCTTTTCAATCTGCGACAAGTAGGCGGCACTGATACCGGCAGCATCGGCAAGCGCCTTCGCGCTCATGCCGCGATAATCACGCCAGACCTTGATTTTGTTCTCGCCGTCGATCATGCGATTGACGAACTCGGCCGGGATCAATTCTTCGTCGCCGCGCTCAACCTTAAGGCGGAAGACTTCAGCGCGCAAAACGTCCTGCTTATCGCGGAGGGCTTCAAGCATGCTGTCATATTCGGCCTTTGGAAGGACGGCCATTTCGCTGCCGTCCGGAGTGGTGATAATTTGAACGTCCATTTCTATTGCTCCTATTCGTAAACGCTTCCGCGTGGGGCGATCCTTACAATCGCGATAACCTCTCCCTCGTCTGTGAAAAGTACCCGCCAGTCACCAACCCGCAAGCGGAAAACGCCTTCGCCGCCCTTAAGTACCTTGACGTTGTTCGCAAGGCTTGCCGGGTCGGCGGCATACTGTTCGATCTTTGACCGGATCAGCTTCGCCGTATTGGCTGGCATCTTGATCAAGGTCTTGGTCGCTTCGCGGGAGTAAGTGATCTGTTTCATGAGTAGAAATTAGCAATATGCTAATCGCAATGCAATCAAAAAATTAGCAAATAGCAAATAAAATGAAAGCCCCGGATTAGCGGGGCTTTCTCATTATCGCTCAATCCGAAAGATCGAGAAGGGGGCAATAAACGAGGTCAGGAGTGATTGACTGATTTCCAGCCTCCGGCAAATCTCGCGCTGGCTGACACCCGCCCGGTGCATCCCGAGGGCCGCCGCCTTGGCATATGGCCGCTTCTGAAACACGCGAACGGGGCAGGCCGACTTTCGTGCACGTCGAATGAAGATTAGATTTGGCTGTGTCATCGGCGCGGAACCTCAATTCGATCGCGGTCCAATCCTTGAGAAATGGTGGAGAGTGCTTTGTCGCGGAGCCTGTAGGCGGTGGCACGTGACCAGCCCTTGTCATCGACGGCGTTCCCGAACCGGTATCGGGTGCACTTGCATCGCAACCAGAGTTGGAGCACGCGCGCAGCGCCGTCGTTGCCCTTGAGGTAAATCGTTGGCCAATGGATCGCCTTTTCGAGAAGCGAAACGCGGGCAGGGGAAAGCATTCGCTTTCGAGCTGGCGTCACGTTCTCCGGGTCGAGTTTTTCGAGAATGCCGTTTCGGTCGTCGGCCGGGCCGGTACGCCCGGCGCTGGCTATTGACCATTTAGCAGCATCGACGAGGACTTCCCCGACAAGCTTCGGGGTCCAAACATCATCGTAGTGTGTCAATCGTTCCCCCATAGTGCGCCCGCTTCTTCGACGGCCGCCATATTGACGTTGCTTGGTTCTGTGTGCGGGTTGGGCTGGCGAGTGTCTTCCGGCTTGTGGAAACGGCGCTTTGCCTTCGGCGTTAGCCAAACGTGCGGACTATCGCGGGCGATAAGCCCCTTATGGAATAGCCGCTCGCCACGACGGCCGAGTTCTTTCCGGCGTGCATCAAGCTTGCGCTGCCGGGTTTTCTCGTCGTCGTTCTTTTCGGCCGCATATTCGAAATCGAGCTTGTCGAAAGCCTCGATTACCTTTTGCCAATGAACGATGCGCACATCGCCCGGCAGGCCCATCGAAGGCGGCGCGTCCGTGCCGTGTTCGGTTAGGGCGTTCTGGATCGCGGTCAGGAGAACATTTTCCTTGTCGGATATGTTCGGCCGCTTCTCCGGTGCCTCGTCCGAGCCTTCGCCCTTCGGTGTGACAACGACGCAAGAGGTGATAGGGTCGCCGTCCTCGTCTTTGCCAATCTTGACCTGCGACAGAGCAAATCGAAACGTGATCCCGTCTTCGCCTTCTTTATTCTTTTGCAAGAACACTTCGCGAATTTGTCGCCCATCTTCGTCATGCAGGCCATCGGCCAGGCGGACAATGAGAGCATTTTCCAGGTTGGCGATAAGCGAGGAATGACCCCGAACCTTTGTGCCGTCGGCGTTCATGTGGTGCACGAATAAAACGTGGCAGTTCAACGCTTCTGATATGCGGCGTCCGCGCTCCAATACCGAACCGACGTCTTTGCCGTCGTTCTCATTTGCGCCAACCGTTGCGGTCGCCCAAGTGTCGATGACGACCAGTTCAAGAGGAACGTCGAAGGTTGATGCCCAATGTTTGGCTTCTTCGATGAACTCGTTTGTCTGGTCGTCGTTTTGGTAAAGGTTGAGCCGGGCGGGCATGAAGACGAATGGCAGATTGTCCGATGACACGAGGCCGTGCCATTGGCGATATGCCTTAATGCGCTTCCGGAGGCCCTTTTGACCTTCACCCGCCTGATAAATCACGCCACCACGGCGAGACTTGCGGCCCATCCAGTTAACACCGCGAGCCACTGCCATAGCCGCGTCAAGGATCAAGAACGTTTTCCCGCTCTTTGATGCGCCTGAAACGATCGACACTTCCGCGCGAGTGAGAATGCCCTTGATAAGATATTCGTGCTCTTGTGCAGGAGCATCGAAGGCGTCCCACGGAACTGCGTTGAACTTCGATTTGAAGGCCGGGGGCGTGAATTTAGGAGCCTTGGCCGCGATCTGGTAAAGCTCCTCGACAGTGTGGCCGTCATCAAGCCAGTCGACGACGTCTTCCTTTTTCTTATTGTCCGTCAACTGGACGACGCGGACGTCCGAAGCTTTCCCAAGCAATGAAGCTGCCACACTATTCGCATGGTCGATCCCGACAAACTTCGGACGGCCGTCGTCATGAAAAAGCGGGTCATTTGTCTTTTGGTGCCGGGCTTGCGGATCGTCGTCCGCGAGCACGACGACACGCGCACCCTTGAGATAGTCACTAAGTTCCGGGAGCCATTTCCCGGCACCGCGCGCATTCGTCGTTGCCGGAACGCCGAGGTCGAGCAACTTGTCGGCCGCCTTCTCGCCTTCAACGACAAAAACGGTGTGCTTTTTTTCAAGAGCCTTTTGAAGATCGGGCAGGCGGTAGGGGACTTGCCGAACGTCCTTCGTCGACCAGTTCCAGCCGCCACCCTTGCTCGGGTCCGGGCGGCGTTGCCGATACGTTTTCTCCGGCTTGCCGTCCTTTCCGACCTCGCCGTTTTCAAGCCGCACCACTTGGAAAAGCAGCGCGCCTTTTTCGTCGACATAGTCCCACGTTTTGACCGGCTTCATGTTCTCGTCATTGCGGCGAGAATTGCCATTTTCAGGCGCATAGTCGCGATTACTGGACGACGCCTTGTCTTCGACGTGGAAGCCCTTCTCTCGCAGCCAGTCGACTGCCTCCCGGCCCTTCCTGCCGGTCTCTCTTTCTATGAGTGCGAGCACACCGCCGCCGGTGTTTTCGCCGTGATCGAACCAAGTGCCCTTTTCGAGATCAATCGAAACTGATCCCTTGTTCCCGAAGCGAAGTTCGCTCGTCGATGAAAGGTGCTTGTTTGGCTCGCCGAGGAGTTCGCGGGCAACCTCACCGGCATAGCCTGCAAACTTATCGCCATTGTCAGCCATCGAAAGCCGCCCCTATTGTTCTGAATTGTCGATTTGATTGTCTGGTTGCTGATCGGCGAACCCGGCTTGACCGGGTTTCGCTCTAGCTTTGGCGACCGGCGCGAGGACTTTGGCGACGTCTTCTTTGACCGGAATAATTGTCGATATGAGATCGGCAATGTCGGAAAAGACGTCGGCTTTTGCGATCTGATCGGGACAGGGCTTGTCGCGCATTCCGTTGCGAACGAGGGCCTTTTGTATTCCGTAAATCCGATCCGCCTCGCTAGATGCCGTCTGCAACATGGTCCATAGACCGGCGCGCTTTCGGCTCATTTCAGAACCTCAAATCGGCTTGCTTGTGCTCGAAAAGCGGCGTCGTGTGAGCCGGGTTCACGTCCGGCGCGATTTCATTGCAAGCGAAAAGCCAGCCCGCAATTGCATCCGATGCGTTGTCGTCCTGCGGGTTGAACCCGAGCGCTTGCATCGCCTGCATGACCTCGGCTTTCGCTTTGCCTGTCGTCGGTTTACGCCCGAGAACAAACTTTCGGATCGATGATTGTGGCATTTCGCGATAGTCGAAAACCTTCTCGTGGTATGCCGTGGCAGCCATCGCCCAAGGCAGACATTGCAAGAGGCGTGTCGTCTTATGATTGGTCTTATCCTTCATCGCCCCTGCAAAAATCGGAGTTTCAGCGATCACGACATTTGGACGGTAGGAGATGATCAATTCGCGAATGAAGATTTGCGCATGTGCAACAACTGCAACCGGCGGGGCTTCCTCTGGCGCAAGGCGCTTCGATCCGTATTCCGGAGTTTCGCCCGGACGACCTGCACACCAGCCAGTGCGGGTAGCGACGTCGAGGAACAAAATCATGCGTTGGGGGAGATTACGCATCTTCGGCAATCTCCTGCGAATAGACATAATCGAAATGAACCGGGCAGATGACCGCGATGCCGTTCAAGCCGACAATGTGCGGAGTGCGCTCGACGGCTACTCGCGTGCCGTCTGCAATTTCGTTCGTCTGGATGCGATGCCCTTTTAGGCAACCATCCTCGGCGAGCTTCTCGAAAACGTCGTCGAAACTTTCGGCTTCGGTTTCCAACGTGAATGAAATGTACTTGTAGGGATCACGACGCGAAGGGACGACCGTCGTCACTGAAAGACGCTGTATCGGCATAGCAGTTTCCTTGTGGTGGTTTTGGTAAAGCAAAGGCCGGGCAATGGATGCCCGGCCCGTAATCAGTGGCCGGTGCCTTCAACGCGGGGAGTGGTAGGCGGAGGCACCGGCCTTGATGTGCGCAGCCCGGTTGCAGAGGGCGCGCACTATCAATCTAGTTCACGGTAGCGAGCGTAAGCGGTGCTTTTGCCTTCTTCGGAGCGTCATCCTCGGCAGGCCGTTTGCCCTCGACGATGTTCGCCATGGTCGAAATCACGTCATCGAACATATCGACGTCGTCGAAGTAGCCCATCTTGTCGGCAAGCTCGATTACACCGCGAAGGGTTGCTTGCCGCTTTGTGGTTTCCATCTTGGCGAGGCCGAGAATGAAGCGGAAAGCCTTACGGTCCATGCCGTGGCGATCGAGAGCGTTCTTGACGATTGAACCGGCTGCCCCGTTGTGCTCGGAAGCTTCTGCGGTTTCGCTCATGAACTGGTTTACTACGCGGCGCAGTTCATCGGAGGTAATCGACGACTTGCTCGACGTAACGTCGGCCTTCTTTGCACGTTTTGCCATGCTGCATGCTCCTTGGTTGCGGTCGACGACTTAGACGGCGACTGGCTGCGGAATATCCAAGGGCCATGCTTCCCCAACCGGCCATTCGGGATGAATGCCGCTAACGGGTTTACGGTTCTCGGATACGAGTTTGAGGGTTTGAGCATCAAGGATGGCAGGCTCCGGGCGTTCGACGCCCGCAGGCCAAGCCACGCCATCCGGCCATATCGCGGCAAACCGCGACATGATCTTGTCGTAAGTCCCGGCGCGCATATCGACACGGTCAATCGTGTGAGAGAACGTGCGATAACCCGAGACAATCTCGTCAAGCTTCGTCTGTGTGCATCCGGTGGCTTTCCGGTATGCATCCATCGTAGCTCGAATGTTCGTTCGGAAGAGGTCGAGGTAATTCATGCACCATTTGTTAAGTTAGATTTTATCTAACTGCAATAGGGTGCGATGCTTAAACTGTCAGTAGATAGAAAATAGTTGATTTCTATGCGGAAAGTTTTATTTGTCGTACTTGGGCGGACAAAATGGAAAAATTTGACCTATAAAAGCGTCAAAAAGGGGTTGGGTGTATGAGTGACGTTTTGCGGAAACGCGTCCAAGGCCGACTTGATGCCCTCGGCATCAATGCGTTTGAGGCTGCCAAGCGTGGCGGGCTGACAAGGAATTTCTTCTATGAGCTTTTCCGTCTCGAAAACGGAAAATACAAGAAAGACCGCTTCAACCTCAAGCATCTGGACGCGGCGGCATTTGCGCTTGATTGTGATCCTGAATATCTGACCCTTGAGCAGCGAACACCGCGTCGCGGCGGTTCGCCCGACGGAACGAAGATTGCAGGTATTGCCGAAGCTGGCGCGCTTAGATCGCCAGGCGCTGGAATTCCAAAAGGGCTAACTGTTGCGATTGAGCCGGACCCACGATATCCGATCGAAGCCCAACAAATATTTCAAGTCCGTGGTGGGCATGCGGCCGGACTGAATATTCCAAGCGAAGCGTTTGTCGTGGTGGCCAGTGCCGATGCACTAAGGGACGCAGGGCGCGAACTGATCGCGGGCGACGTCGTCGTCGTGTCCCGCACGGCCGTCGAGGACAAGGCGGAAATTACAATCCGAAAAGTAGCTTTTGACGCGATGGGCATGCGCTTCGACGCGTATCCAGACGACGGCGCGATCGATCCTTTACACGCCTCGGATGGTGGGATCGTGCTCGGCCTTGTTCTGCAAGCAATCGTGGTTTTCTAAAATCTCGTGCGCGTACGTGCGTATAATTATTTATATAATTAATTAGGGACAGGGGGTTTAATACCCCCTGTCCCATTTTTATTAATTCATAAATTATCTAACCAAATGATTTCTATTAATTAAAAATCATCCTGACAAAAAGTTAGAAATTTTCCAACTTTATGGATTGCCTACCGCAAAAAGTTAGATTATTTCTATCTTCGTAAACGAATGGTTACGACAGCATCAGGAAGCATCATGCCAATCCCCACCGAAATAATTGGCCCTTTCAAACCAACAGGTCACAGACACGGTTCGTTTACGACGTTCCTCGATTGACCTGCGACCGATTGGCGTCCGTTGGAAATATCTTCCTTGGCATATTTCAAGGAATTCAACGGCTTAATCACACCGCGATAGGGAAATAGGAAAGTTATCCTCACCCCGCGCCGCTCGTGTCAAAACCGATCCTTAAGGAACCAAGATTTCCTTTCGAAGGGTTAACGAAAGCAGGCAACAAAATGACAACGATTGTGAATGCAACAGGCGCAGTGAGGACGTCCCTCGTAAGCATAATCAAGCGCCAAATGATTGATACCATTATCGAAAGCAATGTCGAACCTTCGAATTTCGATGACGTGCTTTCCGCCCTACGGAAGGCGAATTTTGGCGAACCTGCTATCGCTGCATTGGCGGCGGAAGTTGCGCAGGCGGCGCAAGAGGAACTCGGGGCAGGGCAAGCACAATGACGATCGAACGGATCAACGTGAAGTCAAGTGCCGAATGGCATGCTCGCAGGTCGCGAGACGTCACGGCGTCAGTCGTCGGGGCTTTGTTTGGCGAACATGAATTCGTAACGCCTTATGCTCTTTGGGCGTTCAAGTCCGGCCGGGTTTTAGCGGACCCGGAAGAAACTCCGGCCATGCTTCGCGGCCAGCTATTGGAACCTGTTGCGGTCAAGCTCCTGCGGCGTCTGCGGCCGAAATGGAAGATCAAGCATAACACCAATCCCGGTGACTATTGGCGGGATAACGAAGTCCGTCTCGGAGCAACCCCCGACGTTATCGTGATCGATAAAAAACGCGGACAAGGCATCGTCCAAATCAAGTCTGTCGAGCAGGGCGTCTTTCGCCGGAAGTGGCTCGCCGGAAGTGACACACCGGAACCGCCGTTTTGGATCGCAATGCAAGCTATCGTCGAGGCTTACTTGACCGGCAGCAAATGGGCAGCAGTTGCTCCGATCGTTGTCGGGCACGGCATTGAAATGCCAGTCATTGATATTCCGATTATAGACGGCGCAATCGATCGAATTCGCGCAAGGTGCGTCGAATTTTGGGACGTGATCGACGCCGGGACGGAACTTGTTCCGGATTATAGTCTGGATGCCGACCTTATCGAGCGAATGTATGCACGAGAGGAAGGCGACGAAATCGACCTCACGAGGGACAATCAGATTTATGAACTGATTGCAGAACGTTACCGCCTGAAAGCGGACGTAACAGAGGCCGAAAGAAGGGTCGCGGCGGTTGAAGCCGAGATCAAGCACAAAATGCAAGGCGCATCGATTGCGCATCTTGCAGGTGGGAAAAAAGTCACCTGGCTAACTCAAAAGCGTGCCGGTTATTTCGCTCCACCCAAGGAATTCCGCGTCCTGCGAACCCCTCCGCCTGACGCGTGAAGTGGACCGGCGGCTAAAGGCTGCAACCCAACGTCGCCGGTCCTGATGCACCCCTGAACCACCACGAACAGGAGGCACCATTCGCTATGGTAGCTGAAACGAATGAACGCGCCGTTATCGGCGGTAACAATCCCCCTATAAAAGAAGCGCTCGCGGATCAATACAAAGAATTGGTCGACCTGATTGAGCCAATCGCGGAACGCGCCAATGCGCATCCGCGAAAGATCGAAAGTGACGAAGACCTCGGGCCGCTCGGCGAAATCGTTCTTGACGCTAAGGCCCTGTCGAAGCGCATCGAAACGGCCCGCAAGGTTGAGAAGGAACCTTTTGTCAAAGGTGGCCGCGAAGTCGACCAGTTTTTCCATCCGCTGACTGATCGCCTCGACCGTATCGTCGACGTGTTTGAAGCGCTCGCGTCGTCGTATCAGCGCGATAAGGCGGATGCCGAACGCCGTCGGGCTGCCGAGGAAGCCGCACGCCTGCGAGCCGAGGAGGAGCGCAAGCTTAAGGAAGCCCAAGAGGTTAAGCGTGAAAGCACGGCCGAGCGCAAAAAGGACGAGGCGGCAAGTCTCGGCCATCAAGCGACCAGTGCGGAACATCGCACGGCAGCGAGCGCGGCCGAGTTGACGAAGGTTCGCACCGGCAACGGTGTCACCGCTTCTGCCACCACGAAATGGGCTTTCCGCATTGTTGACCTCGCAGCGGTCGACCTCAACAGCCTGAAAGATTTCTTCCGCGTTGAGGATATCGAGAAGGCCATTCGGTCGAAGGTCGCCATTCATAAGGGCAACACAAAAATTCCAGGCGTCGACGTCTTCGAAGACGTGAAAGCCACATTCCGCTGATCGCCCGGTAACCCAACCAACCGGCACGGCCGGAAAGAGAAATCCAATGAAATATCTTGTTATCGACACTGAAACGACGGGCTTGTTCGACTTCAAACAACCAGCCGATGCCGAAGGACAGCCACGCCTTGCGCACTTGGCCATGATTTGGGCCGACGCCGAAGGCAACGAGCTTGACCGTCAGGACATTTATGTCCGCCCGAACGGCTGGACGATGCCGCAAGGGGAAGGTTCTGCGGGGGCCGTCAATGGCTTGACGGACGAGTTCTTGCACGCGAACGGTGCGGATATCGGCGTCGTTCTCGAACAGTATCGCGAGGAAATCCTCCGGGGTTTGGTACTGGTCGCCTACAATGCACAGTACGACCTTAAGGTTATGCGCGGCGAAATGCGCCGGGCTGGCGTGCCCGACCTTTTCGAACAAACGAAAAATGTCTGCGTAATGCGCCCCATGATGAAGATTTGCAGAATTCCGAATGCAAATCGCGGCGGCTTCAAATTCCCCAATCTTGGCGAGGCACTGGCCCATTTCGGCCACGAACTTAACGGCGCGCACCAAGCAATGAACGATGCCGAAGGCGCGCGCATCCTCTTGCGCGAACTCTTGCGCATCGGAGAGTTGCCGACGCCTGCGGTTCATTACGCCAAGGAAAAGGCAGCCGAAAAGCTCCCGAAAACCCGCCGGAAGGCCAGTGCTTCGGGTTTCCTCGGAAGCTTCTAAATCCGGCGCGGAAGCCGGAGGCCCGGCGAGTAGTCGCGGATCAGCACGTCGCTGCGAAGCCCGGGCCACTTTTCAACCACCACAGAAGGAAACGTCCAATGTCAGGACAGGAAGTAATCACAGCGGACGGTGAAGTCCTTTCCGGCTTTATGACGCCGGAACAGGCTTCACTTGCCATCCAACTTTCGAGGGCGGAAGTCGACCAGAAGATCGCAACGGCCCGCGCGTATCCTCGACAGGTCACGAAGGCAATTCAAAACATCATGACGCTGGCAACGCTTGATGAAGAAACAGCCGAGGAATGCAGCTATGCGCTGCCACGCGGTAAAAAGCCTATTGTCGGACCGTCTGCGCGGTTTGCTGAAATCGTCTATCAGAATTGGGGGAACTGCATTGTCGGCGCTCGCGTCGTGCATGTCGACCGCGTCGAGAAATACGTCGAAGCCGAAGGCATTTACCACGATCTGGAAACCAATGCCTCAAAAACGGCCCGCGTGCGTCGCCGCATCGTGGATAGTCAGGGCCGACTTTATTCGGACGACATGATTATCGTCACGGGAAACGCCGCGTGTTCGATAGCTTCGCGAAACGCCATTCTTTCAGGCGTTCCAAAGGCCGTTTGGCGTAAAGCCTATGACGCGGCTGAAAAGGTCGTAAAGGGCGACGTCAAGACGCTGGCCGAGCGCCGGGAAAATATTTTCAAAGCGTTTGCGGCGTTCGGCGTAAAGCCAGAACAGATTTTCGCTTCGCTTGGGATTGCGGGCGAGGACGATATCACGCTCGAACATATCCCTACACTCACCGGCATGCGCTCCGCTCTTAAAAGCGGTGAAGCAACGGTCGAGGAAATGTTCGGCGGACAGTCGAAACCCGACGGCGAAAAGAAGTCGACCAGCCAAAAAATGAACGACTTCGCCAAGGGCGGAAACGGGCAGGAAAAGAAGAAGGAAAAGGCCGGGGCCGACGAAGGCAAAAAGGCCGAAGCGAAACCGGCGGCCGAGAAAACGGCCGACAAGCCCAAGCAGGAAACATCTGGCAACGAGGACACCGAAATCCTTCCGCCGACGTCCGACGACCTCGAAATCGCTCGCGACAAAGGACATGACGCATTCCACAACGGCATGCCCCGCGAAACCTGCCCACGCGAATTCAATGCGAAAGGCCGAGAAGAGGAGCGGAACGCTTGGCTTGAAGGCTACGACGCCGCAGCCGAGGAAGAAGCGGAGGCACGCAATTGACCAGCGATCGCACCCACTACGCAAAGCTTATGGATAAGTGGCGAGAAGCCGAAGCCTTAGCGGAACTCATTCGGCAGTTTGCCGACGACGGCGGCCGCCACCGGCTCAAGGTCAAAGTTGAGCACCCGGACCCCGTCGTAGCGGGCAACGCCGAGCGCGTCATCAACGATATGATGAAGAACAACGGTTTTGGCGTGACCGTGCAAAAGGCTCTCGAAAGGGTTGAGCGCAAGCGCGACGACGCCCGAGAGGAGTTTTTGCAGGAGGCAGGGGCCGGTTATCTCGCGCCATCAACGGCGGAACGCCAGCTCGGCGATTTGCTCCGCGAGCCGCGACCACCGAAGAAATAGTCGGGCTTAGAAAAAGCGTGCGGCGACCACTGCAATGGTCGTCGCAAGCGCCCCGATATCCCTAACCACCACTTTAAGGGACTGACATGCTTATTCGCGTTTTTGATTTTGAAACCACCGGCTTCCCTCCCGGGGCCGGAATTGTCGAGGCCGGTTGGACGGACCTATTTGTCGATGACGGCAAGGCCGAAGTTGGAGGCACTACCTCCATGCTCGTCAATCCCTTCGAGGCTGCACCGCAGCTTGAAATGTCGATTGGCGCTCTTTCCACTCACCACATCGAAAAATCGGACCTCGTCGGAGCGCCACCTCCCGAGGTGGCCCGCCGAACGCTTTCGGACGGAGCCGACGCCTTCGCCGCGCATAACATAGAATTCGATCAGCAATTCTTTACCGGCGGCGGTCGGCCGATGATCTGCACCTATAAGGCTGCGCTTCATCTTTGGCCCGATGCTGAAAAGCATCAAAACCAGTTCTTGCGCTATCTGCATAACCTGCCGGTTGATCGCAAGATTGCCGAAATGTCTCACCGCGCGGGCCCGGACAGCCACGTAACCGCGCATCTTCTGAAATTCATCATCGACCAAGGCGTTGAGGTCGACACGCTCATTAATTGGACGCAAGGCGAAAAGCCGTTGCGCCTGTTGAAGACTATTCCTTTCGGCGAGCACCGGGGGAAGCCATTCAAAGAGGTCCCGAGCAACTATCTACAATGGATTGTCCGAAAAATCACGGACAAGCCGGACCTCGTTCATACCGCCCGCGTCCACCTGAAAGATCGGGGGGAAATGTAATGGATATGAGCGAACTCAACAGCAAGATCGGAAGCCGTATTCGCGCGTTCCGTATTCTGCGTAGACTGTCGGCCGACGATCTGGCCGACGTAATCGGGGTTAAGAAAAACTCGATTACGCGGATCGAAGCGGGACGCCTTGCGATCACGGCCGCGCAATTGGTGCTTGTTGCACAGAAGCTTTCGACGACGTCTTCGGTTCTGACTGGCGAACAGCCCGCGACGGAAGGCGGTGAAGCATGAAGCCTTCACCGCAACAAGATCAGGCCCTCAAGGCCGTTTCCGCTTGGTTGAAAGACCCGAATGCGAAGCAAGTCTTCTATCTGGCTGGCTATGCTGGAACCGGCAAGACGACGCTCGCGCGTCGGCTCGCCGAGGATATCGGCCGCGTTTGCTTCGGTGCCTTCACCGGCAAGGCCGCTCTCGTCCTGCGTTCGAAGGGCTGCGAGGATGCGAGCACGCTTCACAGCCTGATTTACAAGATCGAGAACCCGAATAGCCCGATCCCCCGTTTTGTCAAAAACTATGACAGTGCTGTTCGCTTCTCCGACCTCGTAATCGTCGACGAAGTTTCGATGGTTGGCGAAGAACTCGGCCGCGATCTTCTGTCATTCGGAACGCGCGTTCTTGTTCTCGGCGATCCTGCACAGCTTCCGCCGGTCAAGGGGGAGGGCTTTTTCACCGCAGGCGATCCCGATTTCATGCTTACGGAAGTACATCGGCAGGCGGCCGACAATCCAATTATCGCAATGTCGATGAAGGTTCGCCAACGGGAAAGCCTCGACTTCGGTGCGTTTGGCGATAGCCGTGTCATTCGTCGGGAAGAACTGGAAACCGATAACGTGCTCGCCGCCGACCAAATCCTCGTCGGCAAGAACAGCACTCGCCGCAACTTCAATCAACGCCTGCGAGAGTTGAAGGGAATGAAGGGCGATTTCATGGTCAACGACCGTGTTGTTTGCCTGAAAAACAATCGGGAAATGGGCCTCTTGAACGGCGGCATATGGAATGTTGACAAGGTGATACGGCAGTCTCGCGACACAACAACGATGTACGTCTCGCCGCTCGATAGCGGCATGACGAAACAGCCGGTCGAGGTCATCACGCATCACGCTTGGACGCGCGGGCAGGAGCGTGACCTCCATTGGAAGGACGCTCGCCGTTTCCAGCCTTTTGATTACGCCTATGCGCTCACCTGCCACAAGTCGCAGGGCAGCCAGTGGGATAACGTCATGGTCTTTGACGAGGGCGGAATTTTCCCGGAACCCGAGCGTTGGCTTTACACGGCCATTACCCGCGCGGCCGAGAAAGTGACGGTCGTTCAATGAAAACAGACGGCATCATCATGCGCGTTATCGGCACATTCGGGGTTTGCCGGTGCGCTTTGATCGTGAGCGCAGAGTTCATTCATCGGGATTGGACGGTCGCCCTTGTGATTGCGGGCATGACGGCGGCGTCGCTCTTAGTCCTTTGGACCGACTGGAAGTTTCACTGAATTAGGACGAAGCCGCGCGCGGACGCGGGCTTCGCACGAGGAAAAATCATGGCTGGTACTAACGTTGTAATTTTGCGCGGTCGCGTGGGTAATGACCCGGAAGTGAAGCGCTTCAACGACGGCAATGAGATTGCCGAATTTTCACTCGCAACGTCAAAAACTTGGAAGGACCGGGACGGAAACCGGAAAGAAAAAACCGAATGGCACAAAATTAAGGTCAGCAATAAAGGCTTGATCGAGATCGTTCGGAAGTACGTCAACAAAGGATCGAGCGTCTGCGTTTCGGGTTCCCTCGAATATCGAAAATGGGAGAAAGACGGCGAAACGCGCACCATGGCCGAGGTGGTTGTCGGGCCTTTCAACGGTCATCTTGACCTTGCAGGGGACCGCACAGATGGCGGCGACCGGAGTTCGCGCAATTACGATGACGATCGCGGTTCAAGATCGTCCGGTCGGTATTCAAACGACGACAGGGGGCAATCCTCCGGCGGCTACGGCGGCGGGTTCTCGCGCGATCTGGACGACGAAATCCCATTCGCTCCGGAATGGAGGTAACGCATGTCGGACCAACCGCAGGGGCGCATCAAATGTTGCGTCCCATTCTGCACGCGCACGCGACACAATCGGGACAACACGTCGGAATGGATATGCGGAAACCATTGGCGACTTGTTCCGCAACACCTGAAACGCCGGAAATTCAAGCTCTTTCGCCGATACAGGCGGCTTTTCGGCGATAGCTCATTTTGGTGCTTCGAAGCCGGTAGCGAAAAACGAATTCAGGCCGTTCGCCTTGATCGCCTTTGCGGGATCGCATGGGATCGGTGCAAGGCCGCAGCAATTGAAAGGGCCGTAGGGCTATGACCGAAGACGAAAAGAGAATTTCCGAGCAAGCGCAGAAGTCGGCAAACGATATCCGCCGACTTCTGTCGGGGCGGGACATGGCTTCGTCATATGTCGCTCTTGGAATGGTGATTGGAAAAATCGCGTCGGAAGCCGCAAGGCCAGATTTGCACGGGGTTATGCCGCTCATCACCGAACAGGCTTTTCACACCTACATAAAAAATCTGGAGGGAAAGCGCCGTGGCTGATCTTCCCATGCTTTACAGCGCGCCTATGGTGCGCGCGATCCTCCGGGAAATCGAAAATCCGGGCACCGGCAAGACACAGACACGGAGGACGCTCAAACCACTTCCAAGGCGGACAATCTTCTTTAACCCGCAAACGGCTGGCAAAGAACAATTCCAAAAGCCGCGCATTGCCGTCGGCGACCGCCTTTATGTCCGCGAAGCGTGGCGAGTTTCGCGCATGCACGACAGGACAGCGCCGCGCGATCTAAAACCGCGCACAATGACGGTTTTCTTTGAAGCGGGAGGCTCTATCGCAAATCAGGATGCCCCCGGCGATTGGAAGCCCGCTGTTTGGCCGGAAATCGGAGAACGGCCGGATTGGGCCGGGAAGTTCCGGCAGGCGATGCATATGCCCCGGTGGGCCAGCCGGATCACCCTTGAAGTGACCGGCGTCAGTGTCGAGCGGTTGCAGGATTGCAGCCGCGAGGATGCAATCGCCGAGGGCCTTGAGTGGGTCGCTCCGACTTTCGGCATCTCGGGGGTAGCCCCCTCTTGGAACGGCGATCCCGTCGGAAGCTACGCCGCGTTGTGGGATCACATCAACGGCCCCGGCGCTTGGGAGGCTAACCCATGGGTTGCCGCCTACACTTTCCGGCCGATCCTCGGAAACATCGATCAAATTGCGAGGGCGGCGTAATGGCACCTATTTCACCGTTCGCAAGGGCAGCCAAGCAAGCACTGAACGATGCTGCCGGGCATCGTTTGAAGGCGATTAAACTCCTGATCGAAAGGGTTCAATCCGATGAAGTGCTCGCGAGGAGCGTCGCCGAGGTTGGCATTGACACAATCATGGAAGAACGCCGTGGCGTGCAGCTTGGGGAAAGACAAATGGATTATGATGACGACAGCCGCGACGGCATCCTCTTTCGCTTCTGGATACGTGCGGCGAGTTATCCGGGCGGTTTTCCGGCCGCCCTCATGCGCGCCCTCAAGGACTGCCACACGCCGGCCGATTATCGCCGGGCGCTGACCGACCTCGCTAAGGACCAGGGCGTCAATCTACCGGAGCCGGGTCAATGAAAGTCGGTCAGACGGTGACATTCCGCGACTGCTACGGCAGCAACCAGAAGACGGGGACGATCGTCAAGCGCAACGCCTATTCGTCGCATATTGACGTCGGCGGATCGATCTTCATCGTCGCGGATTGCTTGATCGAGGTGGCGGAATATGGAGAGGCGAGGGAAAATGACTGATTTATTCGGCCCCATTCCTCGTAAGCCTCGTGTCATTCTTATGCATGCCATCGACCACGGCGAAGCGCCCGGCTTAATGCCGGGCTGGCGAACTGCGCAGGGCGGGCATTTCAAATGCTCCCGATGCGGGCATGATGCTGGATGGCAATTCGATCTAACATCAACCGAAATCAGACGGGGAATTCCTTGTCCAGTTTGCACGGAAGGCGGCAATGTCTAATTCAAAAACACAGAATTTAGCGCAAAGCTGTCAGGATGAAACATGCGGACGGCTGGAAAAAACAGTCAGAAAACGCAAAGGTAAAAAAGGCTGCGGGAATGAAATCGACCCGAAGCTGTTATCCCTCGTTTCCGTCTTCGCAAAAGTGGACGCTCGCGAGGACTGCAAAAACACTGACACCAATGCCAATTTCAAGGATGAAAAGCCTTGCACGACCAAACCACCACAATCCGGCGTGCCGCAATCTATGCCCGCTACTCGACAGACATGCAGAGAGAACGTTCCATTGACGATCAGGTGGCACTATGTCGAGAGTACGCCCGCAAGAACGGCCTTCGCATAATTCAATCCTATAGCGACCGCGCTCAAACGAGCGCGTCGCTTGTCGGGCGTGAAGGCATAATGAGCCTTATCGACGACGCCAAAGCCCGCAAATTCGACGTTGTGATCGTTGAGGCTTTGGACCGCATTTCCCGCGATCAGGAAGATTTGGCGGGCGTTTTTAAGCGTCTGTCTTTCGCCAATGTTGAAATAGTTGCCGTTCATGAAGGCGTTGCCGATGCCGTGCAGGTCGGTATTCGCGGCCTTCTCGGGTCTATGTTCCTCTCTGATCTTAAGCACAAGGTCCGCCGCGGCATGGCTGGCGTCGTCAATGACGGGCGCGTCGCAGGCGGAAACGCCTACGGCTATGACGTCGTTCCGGGCAAGCCCGGCGAGCGCACAATCAATGAGGAACAGGCAGCGGTCATTCGCCGCATTTTCCGCGAATACGTGGACGGGGCTTCGCCAAGGGACATTGCCGGGCGGCTCAATGAAGAAGGCGTACCGCCTCCGCGCGGCTCGAAATGGAATGCGAGCACAATCAACGGCAGCAAGAACCGCTCTTACGGCATATTGGTGAATGCGCTCTATAACGGTCAAATCGTATGGAACCGCGTGCACATGGTCCGCGACCCTGACACCGGGAAGCGAGTAAGCCGGTTCAATCCTGAAAGCGATTGGAAGATTGCCGAAGCGCCGCATCTGGCGATTGTCGACCGGGAAACCTACGACGCCGCGCAAGCTCGCAAGGCGGATCGCACGAGGCTTGTTGAACAAGGCGCGTCGACAAAGAAGGCGAAGCGCCTTTTATCCGGGCTGTTGCGGTGCTCGTCATGCGGCTCTGGTATGGCTTCTGTCGGCTTCAATGGCGGTAGGCTGCGGGTGCAATGTTCGCAGAACCGCGAAAGCGGCTCTTGCGACAATAATCGCAAATACAACGCCGAGCGCATCGAACACGCGGTCGTCACCGGCATTCTGTCTAAACTGGAAGATGAAGAAGCCGCCGAACGCTATATTCGTGACTACGTCGCCGAACGACGCGCGAATATCGACAGCGCAACCCGCTCGGCGTCGCAAATCGAGGCGAAGCTCGCCAAGGTGGCAGGGGAGCAAGAGAGGCTTATCACCCTTTTTCAAACGGGAGTGCTCGATCTCGATCGCGTTAAGCCGCGACTGACTGAGTTGGAAGATCAGCGGAAAGCGCTGGAAGAAGAAACCGCTTCGGCACGCGAAGCGGTGCCGGTTATCGAATTGCACCCGGCGGCCGTCGAGCGGTTCATCAAATTGCTCTCGCGCGCCAAGGCTGAATATGAAAATTATGAAATGCTGAAAGACCCGGAGAAAATCGAAGCGATGCGCGAACTGATTTCTCACGTCATCGTGAGCGATAGCGCCGCGAATGGTTACGAACTCGACGTCTTCACATACCTGTCAGCACTTACGGGAGATTATGCACCCGGTGGTTTGGGGGGTGCGTTGGTAGCGGAGGAGGGATTCGAACCCCCGACACAAGGATTATGA